CCATCTCTCTTCTTTAAACTTTCTATTTCCTTTTGATATTGATATTCTAAACCTTTTATTATTAACTAAAGTCACTCTTTTTTTTTCCTTTTTCTCACAGCCACCATACTTTCTTCTCTTCTGCTCAAAAAATTGATCCAAATTATTATTAGAGTATTGTATAGCATATCTCTTACGCGTTACGCTAATCAACATCATGCCAAAGGAAAAGAATTTAGGAGGTAAAAAGGCCAAGGGTCTTGCACGTAAATTGACATCAGGTTTCGGATCCTATTCGGAACAAATTCGCCTATCCACATGTGATCTCGAGCAATATGCAGTCATATTGAAACTCTTAGGAAATGGTATGTGTCACGTGATTACAACCGAGGGCAAGACCATGTTGGCGCATATTCGCAACAAATTTCGCGGACGATCCAAGAGAAACAATGAAATCAAGGTCATGGGAATTGTCCTCGTTGGTATGCGCGAATGGGAAAATCCATACAAGAATTGCGATGTGATGGAAGTCTATGATGATCGAGCAACGCAACAATTACGCGCATTGCCCAATGTCGACATTTCCTCGCTAGATCAACATATTATTGATACTACGTCATCATCAATGAAGACGAGTACCGGTGCAACAAATATTGAGTTTACGAATGATCTTCCACAACAAAATCTACCAATACAACCCATGAATGTAGGTGAATCAAATGATGCCGGGGGGTCTTGGTTGGAAGACGATATCCTGGTAGATGATATTTAACGTCTTGGATTGTTATATCATTGTAGTACAAGGGTATATTCATAAAAACAAAATGTATTCAAAATGTATATATTTTTTTTGGGTAATGTTATTCCAAACAATATTCGCCATCATTGGATTTCCTATACGCGCAAACAAATTGATTCAAAAATTTCAAACAGTATCGTCAACAATGCATAAACCTGCTATGACAAAAAATATCATTTCGATTTCACCTGGTGGCTACAAAGGCTTTTATGTTCTTGGTATTTGTCAATTTATCAAAGAACATTATCCATTGGACAATTATATTTTTTCGGGTGCATCAGCCGGATCATGGAATGCATTGGCCATGTGTTTTACGGGAAATTTTTTTGAATTCCAAATGAACGTCATTGACCATCCACTACAACATTATAAAAAAATACATGAAATGGAACATCATATTATTGACAAAATAACGAGGTATTATACAAAGGATGATTTCGATCTCACACGTTTATATATAGGCGTCACAGTAATCGAACAGTGTCGACCAAAATCAACCATTTATAGTAATTTTACAAGCCTACAAGACGCACTCGACTGTTGCGTCGCAAGTTCACATATACCCTTTGTTACTGGTGGTGCTTTGAATACATATAAAAACGTTCTCTCCTTTGATGGTGGATTCAGTGAATATCCATATATCAATCATAAACCACCAGTCCTTCATATAACACCCAATCTTTGGTCAGAAACAAATGCAGATCAAACAAAAATGTCCATTGCCGATTATACTACCCTCTTTTCCAAGAACAAATACAACTTTCACGATATGATGAAAAAAGGGTACGATGATAGTGCAAAAAATAAAGCGCGTTTGGACTCTATTTTCCTACCAAAAAATTGAAATGCTTTTTTTGTATATAATGAATAGCATAGTCGAGTCGAAGAAGATAGCATCATAACAGTATTTGTATTTGTATTTGTATTTGTATTTGTAGTCGTTGTTTCAGTTTCTCTATAGTATTAGTCATGAGTGCCAGTGATATTGTAGAGAATGAGTGCCCCATCTGCTACGAGGTGGTGGATATTACAAAAAACAATGCAACCACGCCATGTGGTCACACGTTTTGTTTTAGCTGTATTTCCCAATCGCTTGTTCACAACAATGCATGTCCCTGCTGCCGTGGCACTCTGCAAGAAGAGGTGTGGGAGGATGTAGAAGAGGATGAAGAGGATGAAGAGGATGAAGAGGATGAAGGTGAAGAGGAAGGTGAAGAGGAAGGTGAAGATGGGAATGAACAACACGTTGAGATCATTTCTCAACGTTTTGCTGCACTAGGATATACAATGAGCGATGTCATTACACTGCTCATCAATCGTCCTTCGCGTCTGCAAGCAAATCGCGCCACCGAGGCATTCTTAGAAAAAATGGAACAGGACTTTGACACCATTGTGGACGATGGAGACAAAGAGTGTCAAGAGTCGGCGCTCTTCGAAGAAGAAGACATGCGCTCTGTGACTCATGTAGAAAAAGCGGTATCGGGTCTTTTGCTTCTCTCCCAATGCGCTCTAGCCATGTAGTAATAGATAGATTTTCAATATATTTGTATGCATACACACTAATTTTATAACTAAGTAACCCTTTTTTGTTTTCTCCTAGTCCTTGTCCGTAATATTCCATGCAATTTCTCCGTCATCCCATACAATTTTAGTACAGTCCATGTAATTCGGCATCCAGGCGGGCTTGAGTGTTGCAATCATAATTGGCAGTATATTTGTCTTATTTTTATTTTCTTCACATAGTGCGGTTATTTTTTCAATCTTTTTCTGAATACGATTCTTCTTTGAAACAAATGTATCATTTTGGCAAAACCCCTTGCAAGCATTGTGTTTATTTGTTATTACCGAATATTGTTGTCTATATAGTACCATATAAGACGTATAAAACGAATGCAAGGTGACTACTTGAAGATAAACTACACACAATGGTAAAAGATACGATAGACACTCGCGCATGGGTATATATAATACGGTTAACACCTTTAAACCTTTACATCAATAAACAATTTTTTACGCAATCTGAAGTCGTATTTTGCGTTTTACACGATCTTCGTCTTCAAACAAATACAAGCGCACATCGATTTCATGATAGTTTTCAACATCTTGATCGGTCGTAATGCGAGACAATAACTTGAGAGATTTTATATAGACAACATATGAAATGACAGATGGACTCGTATGTTTTACCAATTTATCAAATACAACACCACGATGAACCGTGGTCAATATATCCGGGTCTTGACTGCATTTGCACAATAATTCACAATCCGATTGTACTTTGCGTATGGATCGATGGCTCGTATTGATATAATCCAATCTTTGTAGCCACGTTTGTATAAATTCTTTGGCCGTATCTGAAATAGTGGATTTATGGAATACCTTTGAAAATAGCATCATTTGATTCAACAAATCAACGAGTCGGCGAATGGGACTTGTGGCATGTACATAGGCCGATATATTCATCAATTCATGAGACAAAATTGCCGTCTCTGAAAAAACAATATATTGACCCGATGTGTGTTTCCACGTTTGGATAACCCGCCGCGTATCTTCATCGAGGGACGTCAATTCATCATCTGTTGCTGGACCCTCACTTTCCGTTGTTGAAACTGCACGAAATACTCCTGTCTTTTGAACCGCCATATAGTCAGCACAATATCGATTCATCTGTATCATCCAATAGGAAACAACATCATGGGAATGTTTGGTGCATTTGTCACGTTTCTTGGTAATATCCAACAATTCTTGGTAAAACGGATTTTGCAAGAGTGCAGCTTCTTCATACCCATAATTCTTGGAAACACAAATCATTGCATTATGAAACGATATGGATTCGGTCGAACCATCCGATTCATTGACAATCAAATCCAAGACAAAAGCAAATCGCTGATGACCCGCCTGCAAGCTACAGAGCTCATCTGATAAAATGGTGGGAAGCATGGGACGACGTCTATCAGGCAAATAAATGGTTGCTACGCGTTTACTAAACGAATTCCAAAGACCGAGGGTTTCAAGCCAAACAAAGACATTGGCAATATAGATGCTAATTTTTAGTTTACCTGGTTCAGAGAGTCGTTCGATCGAAAACCCATCATCATAATCCAAGCTATGTTTCGGATCAATGGTAAATACATGGTCTTTGCGACGGTCTTCCATGTGATAATGGGGGGTATTCATAATTTCTTGTACATAGTCTTCCGTCGATTTCTTACAAAGAACAGTTTGCGTATTCTTGGTAAATTCAGTCAAAGATACATGCAAACATTTGCAATAGAGTTGATATTCGTAAAAGGCATCGAGAGAATCGACATCGCCAATCGTTTCAACCAAGATTCCCTGTGGATGTTTTTGGGTCCACTGATCAAACTTAAACACAACATATTTATTTTTCAAAGCTTTGGAAAACCCCAACTTGATATCATACGGAACCAAGAATGCAGGCAATCGTTTGTCATCAGGAATGCATTTATATAAGAGTCTCTTTTTATTTGCTGTTCGTCCAAAGGTTTTATTCGAGTCAATTTGCAACACGCCGGCAAATGTATCTGTATTGCGTATAGGTGATGAAATGGGCGTAATATTTCCAGTTGCCTCATCCAAGTCAAAAACGTCTTTGGTAAACAGACGGCTAGTCACAGGATCCAGTTGCGCCAATACAGGCGATCTTTCAATAATTTCTTCTCCTGTCATGACATCTTGGAATTTCCACGATGTATATCCGCGATCATCAATAAAGATTTGTATTCGTTTCATGGTTGCTCTACTTGTGTATATAGGAAAAAGGGTTTATATCCATTTATTGGTGTATTTATTAGCGCGCTGATAAATAATATACTATGATGGTCGAAAAAGGATTTAAACACTTGGCTGGGTAGTATAGGTAAATGTCTACTACAAAAAAGAGCGCAGGATTCTTGGTGATTGTGGAATCACCATCAAAATGCGCCAAGATTGAGGGATTCTTGGGAAATGGGTATACATGTATTGCGAGCAAGGGTCATCTGAGAGAAATCAAAGGCTTGGATGCTATATCTATTACGGACAATTTTGCACCTACATTTACAATCATGGAGGAAAAAAAAGAACACATCAAAGAAATGAAGCGAATCATCAAACAATATGATAAATCACGCGTATTGTTGGCAACAGACGATGACCGCGAGGGAGAGGCCATTGCATGGCACATTTGCCAACTCTTTGACCTTTCCATTGAAAAAACGCCAAGAATTGTCTTTCACGAAATTACGGCGGCGGCTTTGAAACGGGCTGTACTAGAACCTGGCAAAATCAATATAAATGTGGTTTATTGCCAAATTGCTAGACAAGTGTTGGACATTATGATTGGATACAAAATCTCTCCCACCTTGTGGAAATATGTATTGCATTCCAAATCAAATAGTTTATCAGCGGGTCGATGCCAAACCCCTGCATTGCGTCTTGTATATGATCATCATTGCAGATACAATCGAGCCGTAGTGGGAGATGTATTGTATAAGATCAAGGGCTCTTTTTTTACACAAAATGTGGTGTGTACATTGAACAAAGAATTTCGGTCCGAAGAGGAGGTGGGAGACTTTTTGGAAGCGTCCAAAGAATTTCAACACATCTTTGAAATCGGACCGGAAAAAGAGTCGATTCAAAAAGCGCCGATACCTTTCAATACATCGCGGCTTTTACAAACAGCCAGTAGTCAATTGCGATTTTCGCCCAAACGAACGATGCAACTGTGTCAACAACTGTACCAAGATGGACATATTACCTACATGAGAACTGAAAGTACAAACTATTCCAAAGAATTCTTGAAAGAATGTAGCGAGTATATTCTTGGAAAACATGGAGAATCCTTTCTTCATCCTTGTTTGGATTCGATCGAACAAAAAGATGCGACCAATCCTCACGAGGCCATTCGTGTAACACATGTCGACACGTTTCATATAGCTGAAGATTCAAAACAGGGATTGGCTGCACTGTATAAACTTATTTGGTGCAACACGGTACAAAGCTGCATGAGCAATGCCCAATATACAAAGCGCGAGTTGCGGATTTCTGCGCCTATGTCGACGGTTTATCAACACATCTTGGAAATACCTGTATTTTTAGGTTGGAAAGCTGTCAAGAATCAAGATGAAAGTGATAGTATTAGGACTGAGAATTCGGACAAAGCTCTCTTGTTTTTCTTACAATCAATGGCTTCAAAGATTGCACCCTATCAATATATAAAAAACGTGGCGACGATTCATTCGCAGAGACCTGCACATTATACAGAGGCGAGTCTCATCCATCAATTGGAACTTCTTGGGATTGGACGTCCATCCACTTATGCTTCTTTGGTGAATACCATCCAAGATCGTGGATATGTTACATGCAAAGATATCAAAGGAACTAGTCATAGTTGCAAAGAATATACATTACGTCCAGGAAATCTTGGTAAAAAAGGGCGTGATGGTATCATTACGATTGAATCCAAAGAATACATCTTTGGCGAAGAGAAACGCAAATTAGTGATACAACCCATCGGGACCATTGCCATTGAATTTTTGACCACCTATTTCGATCTATTCTTTTCCTATGATTATACCAAGAAAATGGAAATAGAGTTGGATCGCGTTACGCAAGAGGATTGGTCAACTATTTGCGACCAATCTTACAAAGATATTGCAACCTGTATTGAACCATTGTCCTCGCTATCCAAGCAAAAATATAAAATCGATGATATGCACGAAGTCATGTTTGGAATCAAGGGACCCTATATTAAAGAAATCTTGGAAAATGGTAATGTGGAATTCAAAGCAATCAAAAAAGATCTAGAGATTGATTTGAAAAGGTTGATGGCGGGTGGATATACATTGGATGACTTGTTAGAAACCAAGATGCGTGTTCTTGGAACACATGGAGAAGATGAGATTTCATTACATAGAGGCAAATATGGTGCTTATATTGAATGGAATAGCAAGCGAATTGCTTTGAAAAGTATCGAATCCTGTTCAGGAAAAGGGTTTGATGATATTGAATTGGTAGATGTCTTGGAAAAAGTGATAGAAGTTGCGACGCCGGTAGATGGAAATGCAGTGCGCGCGCCGCCGCAGGCGGCTGGTAAAGACGTTGTTCGTTTATTGAATTCATCGATGAGTGTACGCAAGGGGAAATTTGGACATTATATTTTTTATCACGAGGGGGAACGTGGCAAGAAACCGCAATTCCTGCCATTGAAAAAGTGCCCTTATAGTTATTTGACGTGTGATGTGGATCTCTTGGTTAAATGGACAAGTGAGAATCTGAAATAATCAATTTTTTAACGGCGTCGTTTATAGGTTTTATTTTTTCCCCCAATATGAGAACGTCTCCATTTATTAAGAATTTCTCTATATTGATTCCCGCGTGGTGAATTTGGATCTTCTGTTCTATAAAGTGTATTTTGATCTTCGCCATTTTCTATATTTATTACAGAATAGGGCCTTAAAGCAATATCTTCTAACAATTCATCTTTGAACTTCGATGTTCGACGTATTGTTCTTCCTTTTTCTTTCAATTTCTTTTTTTCTTCCGTTAGTCGTCCATCAATCTTTATAAACCAATTGCGTATATAATCTCTATCAAACCATTTTATAAATCTTTGAATGTATATATCTTCTATAAGAAAACCGTGTATTGCATCATCACTTAAACTGGCTACGGTAAGTTGCTTAAACTCTTCGTTATACGTACTAATAATATCTCTTGAACTAATTCTATTATCTTTCATCCATTCGGTTGGATGTAACAGATTATATTTTCCACTAAGTAGCATTTCGTCAAATACTTCTTGGTGATTAATAACAAACTTTGTAAATTTTCTTACATTTACACTACCATCCTTGTTATAATAATTGGATAGTTTCGACATTATTATATTATATATTCTATCATAATATAATAATATCACGCTGTAACATATACGATTTTGTTTAGGTAAACAACATGTCTAGTTTCTATGATATAAGCGGTGTCTTGAAAACGTATGGCAATTATATCGAAAATAATGTATCCACTATTGTGCCAAATATCCTTGTGCTAATTTTATTCATCTTTTCCTTTGTCTGTTTGTTTAAAGCAAATTTGGAACTGTTTGGGTACGGCTTGGCCTTTTCTGCACAAATTATCGTATTCTTTCTTTACATGAATAGTTTGTTTTTCCAAAAAAGGGTTAAAAGGGATATAGCAGCAATCGATTTATTTTCTTACCATGTACCACTCTCTTGGATTTTATTTGCAGGCGGATCTTTGCAATTTACGTCATTTGTCTTTATGATGATTGTGTTGCGGCATTTACAGATGAACTTTTTGAAAAGGGGCAAGTCAATCCAATTATCACAGTCCAATCGCATCTCGTTTGATACCTATCGCATTCTCTTTGTCATCGCATTCACAATAATGGCTGTATTGTATATAATAGATGCAAACTATATGAATAGCAATGATCCAAAGACAAACATTGTTAAAAATATTGTCTTTATTTTCTTTTCATCTGCTCTTCTTGGAATGACAAGCTATGAAGTGTATTTGGCAAATGGATTGTCAAAACTTATAAAAACCTCGACTGACGGATAAGCGTAACAGATCAGGGTTAGCATAGCATTTCAAAACTAGTCTTGGAAAAAAATGATATAGAATCGTTTATACTCTCTATCATTAACTCATACAATGAAATATTACGAATCAACCTTTGATGAATATCTACATTCAGCAGATCTAATCAATTTGCATCCGGAGATTTCGCCAGTCATTGCCCAATTTCCAAAGACCGTCTCGGATTTTAGGAATATCTTGGTCTACGGACCAACCGGGGTCGGAAAATATACACAGGTATTGCAATGTATCCGTAAATACAGCGCTTCTGATCTCAAACATGATAAGCGGATTTCTGCGCAAACGGATAAACAAGAATACAAGTATCATATTAGCGATATACACTATGAAATTGACATGTCCATATTAGGATGCAATTCCAAGATTTTATGGCATGAGATATTTTTACAAATTGTAGACATTGTCGCCATCAAGCCCGAAAAGGTGGGCATTATTCTCTGCAAAAACTTTCACTTGATACACGCCGAATTGTTGGAAATATTCTATAGTTATATGCAGGAGCATTCCAACCCGCAATCCAAAATTCAACTGAAATTCATCTTAATTACCGAACATATAAGTTTTATTCCAAATACTATTCTAAACAGTTGCTTGCGTTTTCATATATCTAGACCTAGTAATCAAATGTATTCAAAGATGGTACTTTTCAAAGAAGTAGGAAAACCGGGGTCTACTCATGATATAGTTCCTTCTTTGGCAAATGCAAAACGGTTGCCACCGCCACCGCCACCGCTGCCCCTAAAATCGGGAACGCGATTAAAAAATCGCATTGTTCAAGTGAGTGAACCAGCACATTTGATTCATGGCAAAGACCGTTTTTTTGCCAACATTTCCATGCCAAAAGTTCGATCCTCTGATTCGACAAGCAAAACCATGGAGTTTATCAACGATATTGACATGAACGGACTCCTTAATGCAAAAGAATTACGGTCCTTTGACATTATAGTAAAAACGAACCAAGAGCTTCCCAAGGATATTTTTAATATTATTTGCGATTCGCTCATTTCACAGATTCTATTACCGCAACACATTGTCTTTCCTGATTTTCGAGATATTCTGTATGATATTTTAATCTATAATTTGGACGTTTCGGAATGTATATGGTATATTTTGTCGCATTTTATCCATAGCGGCCATTTATCAAAACCTGGAGACATTTCTTCCATCATGGAAAAACTCAGTGTATTTCTCAAATATTATAATAATAACTATCGTCCGATTTATCATTTAGAAAGTATATTCTTTACTATTATAAATAAAATACACGGGTATGAACTGTGATGCGGTAAAAATAGTATTGGACATTGATTTATCCAAAGATGTACCTGTCGAAGTGGTCAAAAAACACTATCATAAACGCGCTCTCCAATTTCATCCGGATAAAAATAAATCAGTGGGAGCAGCAGATCAGTTTCGATTGGTTCAAGAAGCGTATGAATATGCCATGAAATACCAAGGTTATCTTGAAGATTCAGACATGGATCTAGAGGCGGATTCTCATGTAAATGCTGATCAAACCGTATTATCTTGCTACTATACCATCTTGAACGAATTCTTAGGAGGGATTCTTGGCGCCGAGAGTGCCAATGAGCTACAAGAGCGAGTTTTTAAATGTGTCATACAAAAACTGGTTCACCTATGTGAATCCAAAGCCATGGCTTTTTTGGAAACACTCGACAAACCACTGTTGATAAAAACATATCATCTCTTGGAAAAACACGCAGATCAGTTTCATTTTACAGAACCGATCCTGGAAAAAATTAGGTCTATTATGATCGAGGAGACCGAAGGCGATGAACGCATTATTCTCCGCCCATTGTTGGAAGATCTTTTTGCAGACAATTTATACAAATTGCAAGAGGGATGCACCACCTATTTGGTCCCTCTTTGGCATCATGAGTTGGTGTACGACAATTCGGGAAATGATCTATATGTTTCATGTGTCCCGCTACTTCCTGACAATGTAACAATTGACGAACATAATCATATAATCATTGAATTGCGTATAAATATTCGCGATGTATGGGAAAAAGACTGCATTTCTTTTTTCTTGGGAAAACGCGAATTTTCTTTCAAAAAGGATTGTTTGAGACTAACGAGTCAATTGCAGATGGTTCTGTTAAAAGGATATGGTATTGCGAAAATTGACACGCGCGATATTTACAATGTTTCGCAACACTCTGATATACATGTATGTATCGAGCTATTTCATGAATAAATATATTTTATATTTATGGTATGATAGAGGTTAAAGTCTTTGTTCTGATAAACATTATAAACTCTGTATAAGGAAATCATGTTGGGTTGGCATCTCGTAGCACCCTTTTTGGGAACATCATTTTATCTTGGCTTTCCAAAAGAAATGCTGGTGGGAATACCTTCACAATGGACAAATCGGTTTGCTCTTTTTCACAATGTGAGCATTTCGTTATTTAGTGTATGGACGTGTTACCAATTGACTTATCATGGAGTATACGCAATGGGTGTTCATACATATCCGCAGTACTATGCAAGCAATCCGTGGATCAATCGCGTTGTATTTTATTTTTACTTGTCAAAATATTATGAATATGTGGATACATTGTTGATTTATGCCAAGAATCGCGAACCCATTTTTTTACAAACATTTCATCATGTAGGTGCCCCCATTGTATGGCATCTGTCCTATGTCTATGGTTGCGACGGGGGTGCATTTTACGCGTCTCTCTTTAATTCGTTTGTACATTCATTCATGTATGCATATTATGCGCTTGTATTGTGCAAAGTCGATGCGATTCGTAAATACAAGATTTATTTGACGAGTCTACAACTTGTGCAGTTAGGGTTTGGTGGATTTCTCATGCATACAAGTTATAATACAGTGTCTGAAAGTAGGGAATGTCGAGCTGTAATAACGCTATTCAATGGATATATTTGTGCATTGATCTATTTTTTTGGAGATTTTATGATTTCGACCTATGGTTGGCGTGCAATCCAATCTCTTTTTTGTAGAAAGGAGCGAAATGATGGATTTACTGAATTGGAAGATTCAAAGTCAGGATAAAAAAATCGAAGTCAGAATAAAAAATAATACATCATATACTTGTGTATTATTTTTGTTGTTTATTTATAGTATGGTATCATAGTCTACGTATTGTAATATAGTATAGGTATTATAGGTTTTTTATTTTATACCTTCTTCTTGACCACCTTCTTCTTGGCAGGTTCTGCAGCGGCCTCTTGAACAGTTTCTACTGCCTGATCTGCGGCAGTAGGTGCAGGTGCTGCCTTCTTGACGACCTTCTTGACCGGCGCAACGACTACATCGACTGCTTGAGCAGCCACTTGTTCTTCGACCTCTACCTCCTCGTCACTGTCCTCGACTTGTGTACTAGTTGGTTGCGACTCTTCTACGACAGCCGGTTTCATTGAGGGGGCTGCAACAGATTCGACATCTGCCTCTTCATCCTCCTCGCGCAAATCCTGCGTCTCAATCGCCTTCTTTTCATCAGCAGACAATTCAATATGGCACTTTCCATAGACAGTCACAATCTCACGTGGCTTCACAACACATTGAATCAGACGCCAGGTGAGGCCCCATCCCTTTCCACCGATCCAAATTCCGCCGCATTGCAAAACACATGCTACGCTGCTCAACTTGGGAACAAAGTCCATCGGGGTCACATTGTCATTCTCGCACGGGAAAATCAAATTCTTGTTTGTATCATAAATCTCCACCTTCCACTTGCCATCATAAAATGGCACCTTGGCGCGAATCGACGGTGGCTTGGACAAATCAACCTTCTTGGTATCCTTGTTCTTGCTATACTTGAGAAAGGGAAAGAAGGTGTGCTTGGCCACCTCGCGCGACATTTCCTCTCCCCACCACAACTCAGAATTGGTCACGGCATCGTCGAGCACCTGGTTCTCAAAATCCTTGAGCTTTTGCAGGAACTCGTCGGTCGAGTCATTGCTATACTCGGCGTTGGGAAAATTGAGAGAAATACTAAACTTGCCATCTGACTCTCCAGTGGCACCATCGACAAAGTCGGAAATACCCCACGTCATCATGAGAGGAGTGCTGAAATGCAAGGACCGGTTGGTCTGCTTGCTAATAAGAGCGACGGACTTGGCGCCACGATCGCTCACCTTGGGCGGCATATACTTGATCTGCTTGGGGTCCCATTCGGACACGGAAAGAACAACGGGCTTGGATTGAGAAGACATGATATATAACTATGAGCGTGTATTGTGATGTAGTATCAAGCCGAATCTTTAAATCAATTTTTTGACAAATTCATTTGTGTAAGGGAGTGCATTAGAAAAACAGTAATTTACTGGGTAAATGCTGTAAAAATATATATTTATTCTTGGGAATGGACATAAATATAATTTCTCACTCTATCATATAAATACTAGTCTATTCATGTTTTCGAGGCCTATACGCAACCCGGAAGACATTACACCTATGAATGATTTTCCTACCAATGACTTTTTTGATGTTATTTCTAATGATATAACTATTTCCACTCCCGCCGAAAATAGCATGAAACCTGCGGAATTGACCTATGTAGAATATTTCGACACCTCTTTTAATCTGCAGAAATGCAAAGTGCCTGAATTGAAACGCATTTCAAAATCAAAACGTCTCTATGTAAGTGGAAACAAGCGCACGCTGATTGACCGTATTCATCAACATTTTATTTACGAAAAAAATGTTACAACTATACAGCGCATATATAAAGGATATTTAGTAAGAAAATCGTTTCGGTTACGAGGTCCAGCGTTTAAAAATCGTTCGCTATGTTGCAACGACTCGGATTTTTCTACCATGGATCCCATTGCCGAAATACCTGCCTTCCAATTCTTCAGTTTTTATGATTCAACAAACCATATCTATGGGTGCAACATTCAATCATTGACCACTCTCTTGGAAAAACGTGGAAAATTGTTCAATCCGTATAACCGCGAACCATTTCCTATCGCAGTTCAGCGCGATATTATCATCTTGTCAAGGATTACATCTATTATCACAAATAATAAACCCAACATTGCACCTCGCATTCATGTAAAACATCAAAGACGCAATCTATCGCCTCGCCATACTGGGACTATTCTATCAAATATTATTTTTGACCAATCGGTCAATGGTCAGGTACCTGAAAATACAGTGGTTGCGAATACTGGTCCTAATCAAGCGACGACTGTTATTACCAATACTACTTCGTTTGTTCCACGATTTATTGTAAATCCACTTGTGGCATTGGATTATCCCAACTACGATGGACCTGCAATGATGCAGCAAATGTTGCAAATAAAACAACAATCTATTGATCAGCGTATCCAAGAATTGTTTATGGAAATAGATGGTCTTGGAAATTATACACAGGCGACATGGTTTACAGAATTGGCGCACCGGGAATATATACGATTCTATAGATGCCTCTATGATATTTGGCATTATCGCGCACAACTCAGTTTTAATACACGATCCTATATTTGTCCACTGATCGACCCATTTCACATTGCATTTACAAACCCGAATCGATTTTCCGATTTGTCTCTAGCAAACTTGCGCGATGGTTGTTTAACTGTCATGGAACATATGATCTTTTCAGGCGTCGATACAGAATTTAGGACATTGGGTGCATTGCACGTTTTATCTGCACTAACCATTGTTTCAGTCAATGCGCGAACCAGTATGCCATGGCTTTATGACTCGCTTATATATTAAGATACATCGATTTGTCGAATATTCGGATCCATTTTTCCTCTTTTCTTATTTAGGAAAAGTGGGCACCTCGTACATCGAGGTAAATATATTTAAGTGCGTTAAACCACTTAAAAAAGAAACCTATTATACTGTATAGAAGCAAGAATGGTACGAACTGCAAAGCAAACAAGCACTCCTGTGACTCCCGAGACCTCCGCTAGCGCCGCCGCCGCTGCCCCTGCTACCGCTAGCAAGGCAAAGAAGGCCGCTGCCCCCAAGAAGACCGCTGCTGAGAAGGCAGCAGTTGCCGCCGCTGCCCCCGCTCCCGCCTCTGAGGAAGTCCCTCTTACGAACGAGGTGGTTGAGGCCGTTGATGCCTCGTCTGCAGTTGGACTCAAGCTTACCGAGTTTTCGGCCAAGATCCAGCAGGCTCTTGGTCTCTTCTCTAGCTTGAAGAACGACTTCAAGACTCTTGAGAAGGCTGTTGCCCGTGAGCTCAAGGCTGCTCAAAAGTTGAGCTCGAAGAAGTCCAAGCGCTCGGGAAACCGCCAGCCTTCCGGCTTTGTCAAGCCCACCCGTATTAGCGACGAGCTCGCCCAGTTTTTGGGCAAGACTGTTGGCACAGAGATGGCTCGCACAGCCGTCAGCAAGGAGATCAATGACTACATCCGCAGCAATAACTTGCAGGACAGTGCCAATGGTCGCATCATCCACCCCGACCAGCGTTTGACGGCATTGCTCAAGTTGAACACTGGTGACGAGTTGACCTACTTTAACTTGCAGCGATTCATGAAGCACCACTTTATCAAGGCCGAGGTCCCTGTTGTTGCCACTGCTTAATTGATCGCACAATAAAACAATAAAAACAATAAAAATTTCATATATTTCGATACAGAAATACATGAAAAAACATGTTAGTTATATGTTCTTTACAGGTTATACAGATATGGTTAATCTAAACTAAATTTATAGGTATTTGTGGCGTTGTTGATTAGTTCTCGCCAGTCAATCGATTGTTTTGTGCTTGAAGAGATACATTTATTTTTGTTAGGTTTTTTAGAGCTTTGGCATAGCTTTTGTTTTCCTCCTCTAGTACATCATAGTCAGACATGAGTCGGCACGCCTTGCCATTGTAGTAATCGCGCTCCTCCATCATGTTGCGCATTTCTTGTTGCACTCCCACAATGCTCTCTTTATCGTGCTTCTTTTCAAATGTAAGGGCCTTGACCTCATTGCGCAAGCGTTCGAGCTCCGCTTCGATCTTTGAAACATACTCTGTGTCTACTAGATCAAAACTTGGCTCGGCCTCCATCTCCTCTTGGATCTCGCCTAGCTCCAAATCGGCAGCTTCTTCCTCTTCCGTCTTTTTGTGTGTGGTATTCTTCAACACTGTCCAGTACCATGGATCATCGTAGACAATGCGGACGCTCTCGCCTGCATTCAACTTCTCGTGAAGCGACAAGACTGCACTGTTGGCGTAGTTCCACGATTCGAAATGGATGTAGATGCTGTGGTATTTTTTTCCATCGCGGTCCGTCTTGGCAATTCTGTCAATGTGAGAAACGATTCCCATGTCCAAATGTTCAAACACATCAACAATGCGCTCATCGGAAAAGTTGGCAAACACGCGGGGTACGAAAATGCTCATGATTGACGACATGATTTGTAAATATAGGGATGTGTAAAAGTCTTGGTGATTGTTGTTAAAATATATCTCTGTTGCAGTTGGCTGTATCATACATCTCTTGCAAAAAAAGCAATTCAATTTTATGAAAAATGGGTCACGGTCGACATCAATACATATATATTATATTTTTATGCAAACAAACATAAATACATATGTGAGTAATAACTCATAGTAGGCAATGTCGTCTGATAATATTAAATTCGATGTGGTTGAAGGAGAAGAAGATGATCTTGGAATATCCGCGCCCTCGGTGGATGACCTTCAAATACCATCATCATCATCTATCCTTGAAACGCGTACAGAAGATGTTCCTTTTGAAGAAAAAATAAGACGGTATGTTGCACAAAATAAACCCAAGTTGTATATCTTAACGCCATGTTACGGATCGCAATGTTACGTAAATTACGTTACATGTCTCATGAATACCATTGGCCTTTTTTCACGATATGGGTTTCCATTACAAATAGAATTTTGTAGAAATGACAGTCTTGTATCGCGTGCCCGCAATAATTTAGTGGCACGGGCCATGTCTGATCCCGAGACAACCCACATTTTTTTCATTGATAGTGATATTACATGGAATCCTCTTGATATTTTCAAACTTATTTTGGCGGATAAATCCCTTGTTGGTGGAGTCTATCCGCTCAAGAATTACCAATGGAACAAATTGGTCAAGGATCCACAAAATCCGTTTAATACAAACATTGTGCAATCCCTTCTCACAAAGAAAAAACAATCGCAATTGGCTGCCATGATCTCCGACGAAGATATGGTTCAACACAATTTGCTTTCGTACAATATTAATTATTTGCAAAATTATCTTACCATTGACAATAACCTGGCACAAGTAAAGCATTTGGCCACGGGATTTATGATGATCCAACGAAATACCTTGGAAAAAATGATGAAGGCTTTCCCTTCTACCAAATACGTCGATGATGTCCATTTCTTAAAGGAACATGAGAATCAATATGCATATGCCCTATTTGATTGTGGCGTGGAGAATGGTCATTATTTATCCGAAGATTGGCTCTTTTGTCATCGATGGACAAAAATGGGTGGATCTATTTGGATCGATGTCAGTATTAATTTGACACATACAGGCATTGAAGATTACAAGGGCTCTTACATTGCATCGATTGTATGAGGAGGGTAAGTGGTGGTATGTGAATCCATAAAGAGGGAATATGTTTTCATCAATCCATCGTAGTCTTTAATATAGGTTGTATGTTGACACAACCATGTATAAAAGTCGGCACACCGATTGTTGCGTATATATTTCTTATACTCAACAAACCATTGTACAGTACGATCCAGCGATATTGTCTTGTCTACAGCACTGTAATCGGTTCCCGATAAAATCAAAATATCACGCATATCTTTTTGCGTCCACATCAAATCATATAATATTTGTTTCGTATCATACACAATAATGGTCGAATTGTATATATTTACGTTGCGAAATACGCGTTTGCATCCATATACAAACATATCCATATCATCACTCATGCAGGCCCATGCTCGCTCATCGCTGACCATATCAGCACACATCTTGTCCGCTTCGCCTTCTGCTTCATAAAAGAGTATGTTGTTTTGTAGCAAAAGTTCCTTTACATTTACAATGTCGACTTCGCGAATGCGGATAAACTGTTGTTTCAAGGTTTGCATTTCTTTCGCCGCTGATTCTTTTTCATCCTGGGTCACATTGTCTCCTTCGGTCAGTGTTTTCAACTCATTATATTTCTTTTCCGCCATATATTTTGCCATTTGACGGCGTTTTAATAATTCGCGCTTCTCCTCAGGTGGTTTCCCATCGAAAATGAAAATCGGAGTGACATGATTCTTTGTAAATACATCTACCATTTTCTGCATATTTTCCAAGAGTTTGTTGTTCGCCATGAATTTATACATGTATATACTTGTATCAATCACGACGGTTTTTCCTTGAGCATATTGCAAATGCGTTTTGAAAATCGCGCGCTTGCTACAATTGTCGTATAGAAACCGGTTCAAATTATGTATTCCCATATATAGCCTTGTCGCTTTCTCTGTCTGATACTATTTGTCAAGGATACAAATAATATCATCAATTTTTTGAGTTGTCCAATTCAAACACCGTCATGCGCAACGTTGTTTTGATCCACTTGCCATATGTAGCTTTCATAGGGTTGGATACACTTTGGTTTGCCATTTCCAAAGCCTGTATATAATTGGGGTCTTTGTAATGGGTTTGAATCAGTCGACAATATGCCAAGACATTTTTATGCGTCTTGGAAAAGATCAGCGGATACTCCTCTGTCTCTCCATTGTTATCGATAGACCACTTGATAAACTCATTCATATGGAACAGTAATATGGAACGTACAATAAAATAAGAAAAGGCCGCGGTTTCTTCATGATAAAGCACGGGGGCATTGGGATCGAATGGTTGTGCAAAAGTACTGTAATTCATCATTGCATGGTGCAATACTTTTGCGCACTGAAAACACGCAAACCGTTGTTCATAGATCATATTTTCTTCATACTGTTTGAATAAACGATCCATGGTTTTATTTGCTTCACGCAATGCGGGTGCTGATGATGAATAGACCGTGACAAAGACCATGTGTACAATTTCGGCCCACATTTCCGTATAGGATTCATATAAACGTGTATCTTTTTCTACTCGAAACATGGTTTGAAGGGTCGGGAGCCATTTGCCCTCGTCCATCTTGGAAAAATCAAACCCCATGTTGTGAAATGTCTCGTGAATAAACACCTTCAACCACTCTTCTTCGCGAAACATGTTCATTTCCGTGGATACTTGGCATGTACTTGTAAAGGCAGTATTTGCATGTTTTAAAGAAATATGGGTATTGGTTTCTTTGGGTAAATTCTTTTTATGATTGGTGAAATAAATATACACATTCATGGTTTTCGAACATGCATTGCTCTTTCCAAAGGTATCGGCCAACAATAACCATTGGTATATTTTTTCAATCGCATTTTCAAAGAATCTTGGTTTTGTTGTGCGTTTTTCAAAGCCTATTAAATGAATATTGGCTGTTCGTCCATTGGGTAATGAACAAGTGTATCGTTTTCCAAGACGATGTGGATTGGATTCTTCGATAATGGCTCTAATCTCTTTGGGGATATAGGTATATGATTCTCCCTTGGGCAGGGGGTCGTTGGTTCCAATCGATATTTCTTGAATTCTTTTTTGATAATAGGTGCCCCATGTTGATCTATTTTCCAAGAGTGTTTGAAATATAGGTCGCAATACATTTCTTGAATCTTGGGAAAGAGGGTATTTTGTTTGTCCTTGAAGAAGAGGAAATGGTTTGTGAATATTGCGACGGGTTCTTTTATGTCGGTCTTGTATCCCCTGTTTTCCAAGATTTGGATAAATAGATTTTGATTTTGTCTTTGATTGTTGTAATTGATCGATAAATCTCTTTATTTCGACTGTCGCTTTATTCATATCACAACATATCCTATTCTAAAGTATGTTGTGATTTTATTCTTTTGATGGTGGTCTCGATTCGGCTTCGGCTCTTAATTCGGCGCGAATTTTCATCAAAATATGATCCGTATCTCCATTAGAAGCGTGCACGTGATGGACCAGCTTGGCATTGTCCGTTGCCAAGAGCAATTGTTTTAAATCTTGGTTTTGCGAGAATTTTGCGCGGACCGCCGTTTCGCGTTCTTCCTTGTCATGTTCACCGTAAAAATCGGAATCAATCACTACTTTGATAGGACGCAATTGAATCTCCATCTTTTTCTTTTCTACCGTTTTTTTGTATTTGCCGGTTTTGCTACCCGCGGCGCGTGCATAAAGGACATCTGTTGCCATCTTGTTATCTTTACCTCCTGTATCCAAAGAAAATTGCAAATAGAAGTCGGGGAATCCCTTTTTGAACTTGGATGCTTGGTAATAGTGTTCGACCGATGCCCATAAATGTCCATCAATGCGAAACTGTGTGATCCACGTATCATCCAATTTCTTGCGCCATTCTTTAAATGTGGCCAGTGTGGCAAAATCAGTTGTACGAGTCGGTGACATTTTTTCATGGACCCCTTTTCCTGGCTTGGCCGTTTTTTCGGATCGTTCAAAAAAGACGAGAACCGTCTTGGGATCATATTCACCACGCGCTTCTGCACTTGCATCGATTTCTTCGTCTTTTTCCGTTGGTTTTCCAAGATCCGGATCTAACCCTAGCCGCGTCTTGTAATTGCGAAATTCTTGGATATGATTGAATAAACCCGCTCCGCCCTCCATGCATTTTTTCACTACCAGGGTTTTGATCTGATAGGGTATTTCGGGAAAGACAAAGATTCGTTTGTGTTTATACGTAACAAGTTTGTAGTGATCTCCACTAAATGTGGCCATGATGTAAAATCTTGGTGCAAATGAACTTTGCTGCATTAATTGTGGATCAGGCAAACCACAACTCATGATGGCATCAGGAGCTCCGTCTAAATAGGCGCGTTCGGACAGAATAATAAATTTTACCTGTAAAATACGTTCCATAATGGAAATGGCAAACTCATCTGCCCAAAAATTACTCTTTGTAATAAACACCCTGAATTTTTCTAAAGTATCTATTTCTGCAACATCACTATATCCACCTTGTTCCATCACTTGTTCAATCTGCCCCTTTTCTTTTTGCAATGTTTCATAGTTACTTTTTAACAATTCAGCTTCCTTTACTATTCGTTTCATTTGTTCACGATTGTCTTTGACCGCTGCCGCACGTCTTTTCAAATCATTTTGTCTAATGGTTTTCATTTCGGTTAGTTCCTTTTCCGTGTTTTTAATCGATGAACTCAACATCAAATACATATTTCTACGTTCTTGGAAATGTTCATCACTCACTTCTTTCGCTAAAATGGCGCGCAATTTTTGGACTGTTGTGATAAACCCCGCTTGCTTGAATGCTTCGCGAATCACTGCGAAAAAACAATCTCCATTTGCCTCTACTGGAACTATGCCGAAATGGTTATTGGTCATAAACTTTTCGATCCATGTATTCGATGCTGCGGCTGTATAATCCTTCTTTTTTGGTACATCGCCCTTCATCTCTTCAGGCAAGGTTGCTGGCTGTTTTTTTGTACGATCTACTGAAAATAGACCGTGTTCCAAGAGTTTATTCGCCTTGGAAACTTCTTTAGAAACGGATGCTTTGGGAACCTTTAGATCTTTTGTCATGTCCTCTTCCTCATCTTCCTCTTCCTCTTCTAGATCAATCGCACCAAGATCAATACCAGTTTCATCGACTATACTGGATGGCTTGGATTCTTTCTCTTTTTTGTCCATTTCGCGTAAATATTCGTCCACATCGGAACCGGCACGATCGACAAACGATTCTTTCACAAAGGAATATAATAGGGGTTCTCGCATTTTATCGAGATCCACATCACCATCTTCATCGAGGACCTTGAGCGCGCGATGTTTCGGTATTTCAAAGACACCAATCTGTGATTTGATGGCACCTTGTGCTGAGACCAAATAAATGGGGAAAAAAACAATGTTTTTATCGACAAAGGTATATTTCGGTTTTCCAATGATAACAACGCGTGTTTTTCCAAAGAGTTCTAATTCATAAGGTGATGATGCAAATCCTTTGTCTTCGTCGTCGATTCCACGATTTTCTGTATATTTAACACCCGAATTGATCTTGGATGCCACCATGTCCTTTATATACTATCTATTTTTTATTTTTGTCTCTATAACGTATATACAAAAATATGGCACGAGGCGGTAGTAACGGCGGCAATTCGAATTTCCCTCTTTTTGGCTTTCTCGCAGGTGAAAGTCTAGCTAATTCGGGTGGCAGCACTGTTTCTGTATGTGGACCCAAGGATAGTACGTTTTATTGCGAATTCGTTCGCGATTTCAATATCTTCAAAATGATCCTCTTTATTCTTTTCATCCTTTTTATAATTGGATACGGTATTTATTATTTCACAACTTTTTTCAAGTCATCGTCGTCTAGACGCGGATCACGCAAGAATCGATAAATGAATCACATCATTACAATGTATTATGTCTTTTTCAGGAAATCCATGATATCCATATATTTAAACGCAACACGACTCGACATACTTTTGTGTTCCTTTGCCTTCATCTTTGACATGGTGACGATATTGGGATACACTGCTGCCGTCCACGATTCGTCGATTGTACCTTTTTGTATTTCCGACTTGCACAACGTGACAAAGATAAAGACCGTTTCCGTGATTTCTTCCACCTCGTTCATTCGGTTGTCCTCGTCGATATATTGCAATTGGAGCTGCTGCATTTGGATAATAATATTCATCACTTCTTTACTCGGGAGGACCTCCAATTTCATCAAGTTGATGATAAACGCGGCCGCTGCACGTCGGCGATCATTTGCCTTGGTATAGGCACAGAATCCGTCGTAGTCCTTGTCGCCATCCACATATTGGATATGATTCGTATTTTCAATATAACTTCCGATAAACCCTTGGAGGATGGTCGTAAATATGGTAAAACGTTCGCACAATTCCTTGTACAATTTGGCATACATTTCGGAATAAAACTTGTTTGTCGATGCAATGTCGAAGATGGACTGGCCAATCTTGGCAATGTTTTCACGCTGTTCTTCCGTGAGGGTCTCGTCGCCTTCTGATTGTGTTGCTGCGCCAATATCGTGAATCGTTGCCTCGACCATGGTAATAAAATCTTGTACGGATTTGTCGTATTTTTCCGTGGACAATCGGATCTTTTCGACGATGGTATCGCGCTCCTTTTTCAGATGAGCTATTTTGTCTTGATCTTCTATGCGTTCGCGTCTAGATTTCGATTTGTTGAATGGATTGCCTTCAGTCTCGTCCGACTGGTGGTACGCATCTTGGTATTCCTTTTCGGCGGATTTCAAGAGAGCATCACCTAGTGGCGGCGACAATTTATTCAAAAGTGCCCTCAAATCGTTGATTTGTTTTTCGATTCCCTCTTTGCTGGCCATCTTTGTCACCTTGAAGGATTTTCCGGAATTCCAGTTTTCTTGCATGGAACCGCCTTTTCCGTGTCCAGTGCCGTTGCGGCTACTGGACTGTGGTGGGGGTCGTCGAGACGAGTTTGAAGAGGATGGTGGAGGTCGGCGGTCTGTCGAAGATCGACGTTCTGTGTGATCCGGTGCATCCTGTACGATAAATGGCTGAATCTCTTTTTCCAAATCCGCCAAGATCTTCTTGGTAGCTTCCGATAAAATCGTGATATCGGAATGGTCGAAATAAAAGTCGGCGAAATTGGCGAGAGTATAATGTTGTGCGAGGGTTGTCATCTTGTTTTTATTAAGGCCAAGAATACAATAGTGTATGAAGATGGGTTTATATAAATTACGGGGAAAAATATTACAATAGTATATACAACCTTTAGTGCATTCGATTTTATGACTAGAACTGTTGGAAAGAAAAATCGAGAGGGTATGAAGAAAGGGTATAAAATTTCTAGAAAATTGAAGAATGGTAAACGTGCATCAAGGAAACAAATAAAAAAATATATGGGAGGAGGAGGTAGGTACAAAATTACTGCTCAAGAATTACTAGATGTTTGTTTTTTAGAGGATGAGAAATATAAAGAAACATATAGAAAAGAAAAGGACAAAAAATTTAAATTATATGCTCAACATTTTGTAAATACTACATGTCCGAAATTGTATGCTGGATTATCTCAATATATAAAAAAATTTTATGAAGAATTCAAGGATGCTAATTTTGATGATGTTGATATAGAAAAAAAATGAATAGTTTTGAAATAAAATTAAATAGTGACAGTGAATTTAATAATATAAAAAAAAAACTATACTCGCAATTATTTAGGCAAAATCCCAATGCGAAGGTGTGGCGTGGTGGTGAGCCTTTTGCCAGTTGCGCAACTCTTGTATTATTGACTGCAATACCATGCAAATTAATGAGTAGTAATATTGATAATAAAAATTTTATTATTCAGAGTTTTTCATTTATCGCTGGTATTCCAATTTGTGCTGCATTTGTGGCAAATATGATACCATTTATAGTTGTAGATTTTGTTATTGAAGAAATAGCGTCTTTTGTTATCAACCGGTTTGTCAAGTTTGAACCACCTATGGTAACATTTAGATTCACACGTTATATATTAAGTGTTCCAAATGTTCCAAATGTTCCAAATGACGATGAAGAATCACCTAAAAGTCAACCACAAGTAGATGAAAAATCACCGAAAAACCAATCACAAGTAGATAGTGTAGTAAACAATATTGATTCACAACAATTACAAATGTCGAATATACCATATGAAATCAAATCGCCATTTGATAGTTGACCTTTTTCTTCTATCGATAAAAGTAATACGCAGGGTTAAGTATTACTCTCCATTATATAATTTTTATAAACAACAAAACTATATAAACATTACATCATGAACATAAAGAGCATACATGTCAATCCAAGTTGAAGAATCTGCACCCTCTCAAGAAAAAGAAACTCTCAATGAATCTAGTGATCAACCCATTCAAACGTGGGACGACCTCGATCTAAAATCCGACCTCTTGCGCGGGATTTTTACCTACGGTTTCGAAAAACCCAGTCCCATTCAGCGACGAGCCATTTCTCCCATTATCGCCGGGCGCGATGTCATCGCCCAAGCCCAGTCGGGCACAGGCAAAACGGGTGCCTTTACTGTGAGTTTGTTGCAGCGCATCGATACATCCATGCCTACGACTCAAGTGATTGTGATGGCGCCTACACACGAATTGGTCAATCAGATTGCCAAAGTGGTCGAGTCGATCGGGTCCACCATGCCCGATTTGCGGATTGCCACCTTGGTCGGCGGCACGCCCGTCATGGAAGACTGCAGTCGTTTGAAAAACCAAGTCCCTCATGTCATTGTGGGTACAGCGGGACGTATTTATGACATGATGCACCGCCGTGTGATTCAACCACAGGATATTCGCATGTTTATCTTGGACGAAGCCGACGAAATGTTGTCGCGCGGTTTCAAAGAGCAAGTCTATAACATTTTCCAGTATTTCAACAACTCGATACAGGTTGTCATGTTTAGTGCCACCATGCCTCCCGAAATATTGCAAATGTCTTCGAAATTCATGCGCAATCCCGTCACCATCACGATGCAAGCCGAAGAACTAAATTTGGAAGGAATTGAGCAATACTTTATCGCACTTGAAGATGATACGGCGAAATACAACATGTTAAAACAGCTCTTTGGATTCTTGTCCATTTCGCAATGCATTATTTATGTCAACAGTGTGAAGCGGGTGGCTGATCTCTATGTCTCTATGCAAAAAGAGGGATATTCTGTGGGATGCATCCACAGTTCCATGACAAAGATGGATCGCGATAGTGCATTTACTGCATTTGCTAGGGGCGAATATCGCGTCTTGATTTCGTCCAATGTCACGGCGCGCGGTATTGATATCCAACAAGTCAGTGTTGTCATTAATTTCGATATACCCAACTGTGTTCACTCCTATTTGCATCGTATTGGGCGGTCGGGGCGATGGGGTCGCAAGGGTCAGGCCATTAATTTCATTACACAACGCGACGTTTCCATGCTGCGAACTATTGAGCAGCATTATAAATCGACCATTTCGGAATTTTCTTTGGAAAAGATCAATTGATAAGTGTGTTTTATTTGTATGTTTGTTATTCGTTTATTATAGTCCCTTTTTTTAGTGAACTATAATAATAGTCATAATCATGATGGGTCTTGGCATGGAGTTTGTTAGTACATTGTTTACTGGACACGTTTTACCGGCAAAATCAACCGAGGGTTTAGAAACCGTTGTCGTCCCTGCTTTTTCGTTGCCAATTTCGTATCTCGACCCATCTAGCGTGTTTTCGCTTCATCCAGTTGTCGCAAGTGATTTAGAGTTGGTTGTAGCAGATCCATCGCAACAGGTCATGTATGAACACGTCTTTCAACCCAAAACGGATTTTGCCAAACAAACCATGTACATGTGGTCCAAACAATATACTACCGATGTCTCATTCTTGGAACAAACCCAAGATGTCATTCAATGCATGGGCAAGTATCATTTGAAAACCAATACGGATCCAGGAGTGTTGTCGGATAGCGCTACTGCTGGTGCTAGTAACAGTACAAGTGCATACGATTGTGTAGCCATCAATGCTATATGGAAGGATTTGAAAAAGAACGACTACTTCTTGGAAAAATACGGATATATCGAGTGGGACATGTTCAAGGAGTTTAATAAATCATCTAGTTTCTTACAAACACTTACCCTGGTCAATATTTCGTCGCCCATCATGAGTTTTATCATTCCAATCCTGTTCCTCTTGTTTCCTTTTTTGATCTTGAAATTTCAGGGGATTCCCATTACCTTTAGCGGATATATCGATGTTCTCAAAGAAATCGCCAAGAATCATTTTATTGGAAAGGCGCTGATGAATTTGCAGAGTCTAACCTGGGACAAGGCCGCCTACGTCTTCATGACCTTTGGCTTATATATCTATCAGATTTATCAAAATATGGTCATGTGTCTTCGATTCTACGAAAACATACGAAAAATCAACGAATCATTGATTGTTATGCGCGACTATATTGATCACACCGTCTTGGGAATGAATGCTTTTGTTGAGATGCATCATCAAAAACCGGCATATACCACCTTTTGTCGGATGACAAACTACCAATCGCAACATCTGACTCGTTTGGCAAATGAATTTCGCAATGTTGTTCCCTTTCAAAGATCCATGTATACCAAGATTGTTGAAATAGGATATTTGTTAAAATGCTACTATGAATTGCATTCCAATATGGAGTTTGAAAAGGCTTTGGAATATTCGTTTGGTTTCAACGGATATATTGAAAATATGACGCAACTCTATGATCACAAGGTGGGTGGGTCCATGTCCATGGCCGAATTTTATGTCAAGGATGAGGCTGCTGATGATGATGATGAGGATCAGGATGACGAGGCTAATAAATCAACAGATGCCAGTGATAACTCGGTGCCTACGGCTTATCCTACAAAAATGACGGGACAATATTACCCCCCTCTTTGGGGCGATGATTCCAAGATTAAAAACAATTGTTCATTTGACAAAAACATGATTATTACGGGGCCCAATGCCTCGGGGAAAACGACCCTCTTAAAATCGACGCTTCTCAATATTATCTTTACGCAACAATTTGGTTTTGGATTTTACGGATCCTGTACCATGTTGCCATATACACATATCCATTCGTATTTGAATATACCCGACACATCAGGACGCGATAGTCTATTCCAAGCCGAATCGAGGCGATGTAAAGAAATCATCGACGTCATTCATGATAATAGGGCAGAGGATGGTAACCGACACTTTTGCATCTTTGATGAATTGTATTCGGGAACTAATCCAGTGGAGGCGACCAAAGCCGCGTATGCCTTTTTGCAATATTTAGCGAAATTTGAGCATGTGGATTTTATCTTGACAACCCATTATGTTTCCATATGTTCCAAGATGAAAAAGTCGGCGCGCATCCAAAACTACAAGATGGATGTCCTTGTTCGCGAAGATGGAACTATCAAATATACCTACATGATCAAGGCTGGTGTTTCCAAAGTAGAGGGGGCTATCCGCATTTTACAAGACATGAACTACCCTAGTGAGATTGTTGATTCCATCAAACAAGATGTTAGTGTGTAAATGTTCAAGGGTGTAGATGATCAATAATAAATATAGACTATATTTTTATTATTGGGTAAAATTCGTCATCGATACGTTAATTGCCGTCTCGACGTTGTCCACGACCACCGCGACCACCTCGGCCTTGTCCTTGACCTCGTCCACTACTGGACTGTTGAGGACGTCTCCTTGGAGGCTCGCGATCATCCAATACCTCCCTCTCCTCGTTCAAATCAAATGGTTCACGAGTATTGTACGTACGCGTGGGCTGCATCAATCGGCGCGTTTCGCACATAATGGGTCCATTCATCACACCCGTAATTTCAGTCGCCTGAAACTTGTGCTCTGCATTTTCCGACTCGACAAGCGTAAAATCAACATACTCACCCATGACCAAATACTTGTATTGCATATCGGCGACGTTGATGGAGGAGTAGTGGACAAAAATATCACGCGCTGGCTCGGTATTTTCTCCACAAATGGTGATAAATCCAAATCCTGCCTTGTTGTTGAACCACTTTACCATTCCTGTAATGCGCTTGTCGGTGGTGCTCATGTTATAGATCACGTATACAGCATTATTGCCGCAATCTTTTATATCATTTCCCTATATTTATAATATTGGATAATACTATAGATCACCTCGCCATCATGAAAATGAATTTAGGAATCTCAAATGGAAAAATGTGGTCCATTGTTTTGTTGCTCGCGGTTATTTTTATTTCTCTCATCTTGAGCCACATGCCATTCTTGGTAAATAATCATTATGCATATGAAGGCATGACGGACGTGTCGGGCGGTAAACCTGAGACTGGTGTTGTTGCTGCAAGTACCGATGCTGGTGCAGCTCCTGCTCCAAGTGCTAACGCTGGTCCAAGTGCCGAAGAACCTTCCATCATGGATAAACTAAAATATTGGTTTGGTCTTGGTGCAAGTGGCAGTGCAACGGGCACGGCTGGTGCCGGCGCCAGTGTCGGAACTGGGGGCGTAGATGCGTCTGCCAATGTAGGTGGAAATACCAAGGGTTCTGCAAACATTGGACATTTGAAGGGAACAGTGGGTGCAAGTGGTTCGCTCATGGCAGGCGTTGCTGTCGATGGTTCGGGCAATAAAATCGGATCAGGACCAGCATCCACTTCTACAGATAGCGTCATGCCCGCTACTCCCGCATTGCTAAAGGGCAAACAGGAGAATTTCGAAGCGTTGAAAGAAGGTGCTCACAAAAAAGTATAACAAAATAAACAATACACCATTATGATTCATAGAGATCCTTCATAAACAGTTTTATTTCCATCATTCCTTCGATTGATGAAAATGCCGTTTCCATCCTTTCCCAAGATTTTTCTTTTACATATTCTTGGTGTAGTGGATGCAAAATATGTGTATTCGGATGCGTGCTAGGTTCGAAAGATGTGGATATATTCACATTGGACCACGGCAATTGACCCATGGCCATTTCCAAAACGATATATCCCAAAGAAATCAAATCATCGCGTTTGTGCGGTTCGCTACCTGACTGGACAAAAATACTCATATATTTAGGTGTTCCCAATACGTGTTCTTTCTTTTTGATTTCTTCTTTGGAATTGTCGATAAACGTTGCCAATCCAAAATCGATCAAAAACAATTCGCCGTTTTTTAACATGAAATTCTGCGGTTTTATATCACGATGTATGACACACTCACGATGAATAGAAAAAAGGATGTCCAAACATAATTTCCAAATCTTGGAAATGTGGTCCAAAGAAAACCGTTTAGTTTGCATTGCATCGTACAAGGATTGTTCATAATATGTCATGACTAAGGTAGTGCCGTGGTCCGTCACGCCATACCAATGAACGCGAGGCACGTGTTTGCAGAAGTGGCGGGACAAATAATATAGGATCGTGGTTTCATGCTTTAGCATATTCATGGGTGAATCAAGGGATTCGGTTTTCATGGCAAATGTGTGTTGGGTTTTTCGATGGATCGCCACGTATACTTTTCCAAACTTTCCCTTTCCAAGAAACTTGGTACATTCATATTTATGAGACATGGCAGAACATTTGTTATACAAGTGATACAACATATTCTTTGTTACTTTTCTCACTATAGTATAAATAACACCATGGATCCTATAAACAAGACGGCCATCAAGAAAAAGGTGGTCTCTGTCGCAGGACATGCTGAAGATGGAATGGATACTATTAAAAAACAAGTGTATTGGGGATTGGTTGGATTGATATATCTCTTGTACGGCATCACCTTTTTTCACATCATCAATGTGAATCCTATATGGATCCGACTGTTGAGTACCATATTCCAAACCCTCATTTGTCTCTTTTTACTCATACGATTCAATCCTTTACGTAAACATGAACTACGCGAATTTGATGGACAAATCATCTTTGCTAGTGCTCTTCTTTTGTTGACAAACTTGGTATCGACCGAATTTTCTTTGCATAGCGGAGAAGATGTATATGCAAAATTTGTTGGACTATTTTCCAAGAAATCTTTGGCGTAGTATGCTTTTACACCCTTGAACATTTATAATGGAACGCCTGAAGGCGTTCACCTAGATGTTTCAATTGATTTATCGGTGTAAAAAACAACATATAATAAATACATGTATATACTACAATACATGAATCCAGTGAGCCAACTTTCATCTGTGGTTGATGCAACTACATTGCGCGAATTGTTTCAACAAGCCAAATATGATGTTTCTCTTTCCAATTTTGATGTGGAACAATTGCTGAGTGCCGTTGAAAATGATAAATATGCATACTTGGAAAACAAGACATCGCGCGACATTTCCAAAGACATTGTGGAATCTTTTTCTGAGTTGCCCGTATCTGCCGACGATAAACTTGTTCTTTGTCAAAAGTTGGTCGATTATCGCCATGTAGATGAACTCGATCAACTCCATATCGGAAAATATATCCGTTGGATTCGTAAACGACCGATTGTCTGTCAAGATGGTCAAGTCAGTGAAGCTAGCATAATGCGTGATAGTAATAGCGTGGAAATGAGCAAGTGTTTTGTACCTACACTCACTGCCGGTGGTGTGTTGGTCGATATAAAATTTGAGAAAACGAGCACTCAAATGTTAATCAAAAATAACAATCATAGATTTACACGTTGCAAATTCGACGAATGTATTGTATTCCAAAAATTGGCGCCCGATGAACAAATGTTACTTGGATGCTATGAATTAGTGGCGAATTCATCCTAACCATAGTTCTCCAAAACGTCCTGAATTCAGGACAATTTATATAATGTCGCTTCGCGACATCAACCTGATATTCCACATCGTGGATTATTTTGGTAAACTTGGCATACATGTAAATATGTTTCCTTACCATAAATGATAAGGAAACATATTTACATCTCCGGGTCAAAAATGACATGGAGATTAAAGACTAATATATACGTTTGACCGTCATATTCTTGGCCCGATCGATCATTCTCTTGGAAAAACGTCCGTAAATTTTCTGTGTCTTTTTTTTGTTTGCAGGTCGCATAGTAGTTAATAAGAAAAATTCTTGTAAATGATACATCATCTTTTTCGCCACAATGGCATCTTCGTCCTTCATCCATTGTGGAGACGGCGATTCTGTATGATAAACACCCTCAAACCAGCGGTTCCAAAATGCGGGCTCTTTAAAAACCGTCGCTATTCTACTCATAATCACGGAAACGGACAAACCGTGAAAATAGGCCTTGGGTTGGACAAAATATACCCTCTTGGTTTTCATTCCGGGATAATAAGTATTGTCCATGAATAGTATCTCTGTATCGGTTGTCAACATGGCGCATCGGATCAAGTCGCTGTATAATTTATCATTGCTCGTTCTCATTGTTTCGAGGGGGCGATTCTTTAATGTAAAGGCGAGGATGAGTTTATCAAAGAGTGGATCGACACTATTTGCACGTTTGGACAAATAATTGGCAATCATTTCTGTCCATGAGGGGGGGCACTGATTGTTCGTATAAATAAACACACCGTCACACTTTCCTGACTGTTTTTTGATGGTTAATAGACGCAATATGGAAAGAATACCTGTGCGCAAGAATTCAGGATATAGATCCAATAATCGATCAAAGTATTCTTGTGTCTCTTTAAAAGGTGTGGTCGGTTTTTCGCGTTTGAGTTGAATAAGCCCTCTCCATAGAACGTCTAAACTGCCGAATGAACCTAGGGTTTCATCCAAATCAAATGCCACCACTTTGGAAATCGGTTGGTCGGGTTTTTTTTTGAATCGGAAGGTACTATTATAAATTTGTGTTTGTTGCATTTGTAATCACAATGGGATTCACACTACTTGATAAATAATGACACTATATTATTTCACGAAAATATACGGATTCGTAACGCCTCGTTATATTATACACTTTACTATAATATAACCATGGAAGAAATTTATTATATGAACAAAACAATCAGTTCTTTATCTGAAACCTAGACTCTACCTCCGTGCAATATTTGATCAAGTAAAAAGTAATATACCTAGCCTGATGACCCAAACCCGCCTTCGCCACGTACCGTCTCCTCCAAATCCCCCGCCTGGACAAGTCTGACAAAAATAGGGCACAGGGATGGATGGCATATTTGCAAAAGGCGCGTTTTTGCTTCGACCGTATACTCCATTTCATTCGATTCCATTGGTAACATCGGCAACAATCTGAATGCCCCCAAAATAGATCCCCTATATCCGCAATCAATTATGCCCGTATGATTCGCCAACATGAGCGGCGTCTTGGAAAAACTCGATCTTGGATATAAATAAAAGGGGGACGATTTCGCCGAGACTTGTTGATTTGGCGATGTTGACCGTTCAAAATAGTGCATCTGTGTCTTGATTTGATGATCAATCATTTGCGTTAGCCATGGCTTTGTAAATTTGGTCGTTTTTGGTACGAAAATATCAAACCCTGAATTTGGGAATGGATCATTCATCATGGCATGATTATGCTTTTGAATGTGCGATTCATATAGGTGGACCAACTCGTAATACTCATCTGCAGTTTGACCCATATGTGCGACATAGAGATCGACAACAGCAAACGACCTGTCGTTTGGCAAAAAGGGTTGAATATTCGAGACGAATGAGGACAAATCTGTAAATGTTGACATCTTCTATGTGCTATAGATTGTATATAGGACATATGGTTTATTAGGGTTTGCGATATTATTTATTTTATTGGTTATATTGTTCCTTACTAGTCGTTCCTTACGAGTCGTTCCTTATACCATCATGCCAACCTTGTACTTTTTCCAAGAAATGGACTTGGGTTCTACCTTGGGTTCCGGCTCGACGTCGGGTTCGCGTTGCTGGTTGAGTGCATCTGCATGCTTGACTGCCGAATCCAAATAAAGTTCCTTTAGGATTTTGCCCACCATGACTGACCCTTCGTGCTGATCCACCTTTTCGTCCTCGATCAATTTCAATACAATCAGCAGGCGCGACATGATACGGAAATCAATCTCGTCTTTCAAGACCTTGTTAAAAATATCCGTGTAATTATCGTATAAAAATCGCGCTTTTTCTTTGCATAATTCCTCAAAAGCTTGTGGATTGGCTTCTTTCAAAGCCTTGTGCGATACCTTTAGAGTATCCATGGCGCGGATACTATCGCGAATAGGTACACTGTGTTTTACTTTACGGATATGTTCCGTATTATCGGCTGCATCGGATTCACTAATCAGCTTTTTTAATTGAAGTCGTTCATCATCGGATAAACTCATGGCGATATACCTTGTATCTAGGATGATATATTTATGTATATTTTCTCAAAAGACATTTATGGAATATGGAATACATTGCGAATAGATTTCTCATTGATTTCTATAAGATTGTCTTTGTAATAGATGGATAATAATAATAATACGACAAGTGTAACATCGAATACTAGTCAGGAAATAACCGGACTATATTATTTTGTTCCACCCACTACCTCCATTTACATGTCCACCGGTCGAATGACTCTATTTATCATCTTGTTTTTAGGAATGTTCATCTCCATCTTCTTGGTCTACGTCTATATCAATCGTGAAGACTATAAAACACGTCTGTCCTATATACAAAGCTCGTGGATCTTTGGAAATATTACCAATTCGTCCTTCCAAAATTATATCAATACTGTAATTAATCAACCTGCAGTGAGTGGGTTTACAACCTACGCCGAGGGAAAAGACGATGACGGGTCGACCACAACCACAAAATCGGTCACGTCGACTGCGTGGAATAATATACAAACGTGGTTTGGTAAAACCCTATTGTCTAGTTATTTATCTTCACAAGGTGCCATACAAACATCCAAAAGTTTACACCCAACTACAAACCTAATTGTACAACAAATTACGGGTTCTGCAAAACAAAAGATTTAATCGCCCTACTATATAAAGCAGTGTATCATGCCCGATAACAAAAAACATGTCGAGTTGAATTATTTACAATATAATGGGGGGTCGACCGGAATGTTTGTCGTCGTTTTTACTATATATGTTACTGTTATTTCGATGTTATCAACTATATTAGAAGGTCATATTTACAATAAACGCAATTATTGCGACCCGCGATTTTACTACGATGCACCATGTCAAAATCTAATTGTGGAGGCCAATAAATGCAAAAAGGACAAAAAGGGGAAACTTTTGGCTCCTGAAAATGAAAAGCTTTGCAACAACTCGAAAATATGGAAAGGTGTAACAAATGAACATTTTACAACGGAGGATGCTATTCGCGATGACAGAGATTTAGTCAAAACACAATGGACCGATAAAATACGTGCATTTAGACAAGATGTTATCACATTCTTTGTAGAACCCGCCTTGGTAAAAGTATTGGATCCTTTTGTTCGCAGAATGACGTCGAATACATAATTTGTTTTTGGCGTCGTATTCTTTTTATCTTCGCTCAATATATAAAGAATCCTTTTATTTATATAATGAAGGTTACTATCGGTTACGCCGTACTTATTGTTGTTATTTTACTAGTCATTTTCTTTTCTCTTTCGTCGGCCGCTGCATTTGTTCCTTATTCGCCAAGCACCCTTTTTTCCAAGGAATACAAATATGAAGGATTCAAGGGCGGTGAATATACCACCTACCCTGCAAACGCTTCGATCGATTCGTACAACAGTCGCGACATTACAGATACCACATCGGGTCAGGCGTGCAAACGCGTTTGGGGATTCGATGGTCTTCTGTGCAATCCCTCTTCGTCGGATGCCTCGATCGATACATTTTCCAAAGCCTCATCTAGCAGTACATGTGCGTCATCGGGCTTGACAAACTCGACTGGATTCTTGTGTTTAGATGCAAACCAAACCAAACTCATGTCGAGTCGCGGTGGCAATGCCACTGGACGTGATTCACAAATCGGCAACTGAGGTTCAATAAAATAAGATGTACCATATTATTTTATTTACTTGACTATACTATAAACCATGTCTGATGCAGTGACTCTTGAAATAAAGGTAATTCTTGAAGAGAAAAAAATCATGGATCTAAAACGGTTCTTGGATCGTCGTAAAACATTGAATCTCACCAATTCATATTTGATCTATGTTTTTTATTTTGTTCAGTCTGCGGGGATTTTAACTACATCATTTGCGGCAGGAACACACAGTTTCGGTTGGCTGAGCAATGATCAATTGATATGGTGCGGGATTATGCTGAATATTTTAGCCAGTTTGATCCACGTCTATGAAAAGACAAACAATTCCATCCTGAAAAAAACCATGAAAGATATCAAGGCGATCAAAGACGGTACATATATCGACGAAGGTGAATTAGTTGAACCCGACGAGGATAAAAAAGATTCGGATTCGATTGTTCACTTTAAACAAGCTGCGAACAAAACATTCGAACCATCATTCCATGAAATGAACGATTCCCCAGTAGAAGATAGTAATACACATGTTACAAGGGAAATGTTGTAGAACACTTGATACAATATCGTATCGTTTTAGAAGAATCGGGCGTCAAATCAATCAAATCATACACAATCTTGTGGTTACAGTGCTTCCTTATATATTCTTCGATTTTATTCTTAATCTCTGCCAAATCAATGTCGGGTTTCACTGATGATTCATCGTCATCAAAATTTACATAGCGCAATAAAGATATTGTTTTGTCCAATATTTCGATCACGCGGTCTTGGACGGTTTCATTGTTTTGATTGCTCATGATGCCCTTCAATAAAAATATATATAATTTGTAATATTCGTATTGGTATGATATAGATAAATGTATGACATATGTTTATGTCGTTTTACACATACATGGCCAATAAACTCTGATTTTGCGTTTCATCCGTCTTGATCAAGACATCCACGGCCTTTTTGCTGACCGTATAGGGAAACGTCACTTCCAATTCCATGTTCTTTGAAAACATGATGTTGCCCGGCTTGACCAATCTGAACAAATTCAGTTTCGTATGAATAATCTCCAAACACCGCTTCAGATTGCGGACGCCGTCTTCGCCCATGGTATACGAGGGATGAGTGATGATATAGTTGAGCGTCTCGTCGGGCAAGATAATGTCCTCTTCTGTGAAATTCACCTGTTCACGAATCTTGGGGAGCAAATACTTGCGCGCAATCGTCATCTTTTCCTTGGCATCATATCCCTTGGTCTGAATGCGATACATGCGATCTTTCAAGATGGAATTGACCTTGGATTCGTCATTGTAGCTGAAGATAAACAAACACTTGCTCAAATCAAAGTCGATTTCCGAAAAGAACTTGTCATGAAACTGACTGTTTTGTGTCGTATCCGTCAAGTGTGTCAAGATACCGATGATTTCCTCACCACGAGGCGTGTCGCTAATCTTGTCCAGCTCGTCGAAATAAATCACCGGATTCATACACTTGCTATCAATCAAGATTTGGACGATTTTTCCCCAACTGCTGCCTTCGTACGTATAGGAATGGCCTTCCAGGAAACTGGCATCACCTGCACCACCGAGCGCCATAAAGGCAAACTCGCGGCCCAGGATTTTGCTGATCCCCTCCTTGACCAAGGTAGTCTTGCCCGTGCCCATCGGACCCTTGATGGCAATCGCCGTTCCCATGGCAGACGGGTTGGCAACCCACTGGCCGACCATTTGCAAAATCTGCATCTTGGCATCATCTAAACCATAGACGCAGTCGTCCAGGATGGTCTTGGCATTTTCCATAAAATCGCTGCACTTTTCGAGCCCGTCGGACATGTTCACTGACAAACTCTTGTACATTGAAAAGGGGACGCGCATAAACGTATCAACCCAATTCTTGATCTTGTAATACTCGCTATCGCTGGGATCCATTTGATGCAAGGTATTCAACTTTTGCATGACGGTTGCCTTGTACTTGGGTGGAATGGATGATTCGAGGAGACGGACGCGATAGGGCTTTTCGACATGTAAATGATTGTTGATTTCTTGGAGCTCCTTCATGACGCGGATTTGTTCCTTGTTGGACAAGTTCTTTTTGAAGAAATCGATCTCATTGGTCTCCTCAGGATCAAAGTTGATCAGTTCATAGTATGTCTTGGCATTCTTGGTGCGCGATTTCTTGACCAACTTGTTGATTTGGTCGCGCACGTCCTTCATGGCTCGGTGCAACATCTTACTGTCCGGCTTCTTATGAAGCTTTTCGGCCAAATGTTTGCGCAACTCGTGGAGTTCGACATATTCACCTTCAGCGTCTGTGATTTCGCGCGCCTTCTTTGCCTTTTCCTCCTTTGACTTTTTCTTGTGCTTCTTTTCCTTATTTCGCTTCTTATCGGCTTCTTCCTTCTTATTCGTAGGAAGGACAACGGGCTCATACTTTTCCTTCATAAACATCTGTTCATCCTCACTATCACATTCTTCGTTCTCATCGTCGACGGGTGGTTCATCGACACCGACACCGCCACCGGCTCCGCCAATGGTAAAGACAATGTTGAATTTTTGTTCATCATCGTCACTAGCTTGCGCATCCTCCTCCGCATCTTGGTCCTCCGTTTCCTCTTCCTCGTCACTAGATTGCGCTTCCTGCTTCTTTTTGTTGTTTTTTGGTTTACTTGTGCGCTTTTTCTTTGGCTCTTCATCACTGGATTCCTCATCCTCATCGCTAGCTACTTGTTTCTTTTTGTTGTTTTTTGATTTATGTATACGCCTTTTCTTTGGCTCCTCTTCCTCCTCATCACTGGCTTGCTCTTCTTTGTCCTTTCGGATCTTTTTCTTCATATAATTGGATGGAAAGAGATCGGACAAGAGTTTGCGGAACTTTTTCGGATCGACCTCCTCATCTTCCTCATCCGTCTCTTCTGCCTCATCCTCCTCCTCGCTCTCTTCGCATTTTGATTTCTTCATTTTATTCTTCAAATTCTTTGTCTTTTTTGGTGGAACATAGGTAGAATCGCTTTCAGAAAGCGTTTCATATTCATCATTGTCGTCCTCTGAACCTCCGCTTTCCTCCTCCTCTTCCTCCTCATCAAAGGAGATATAATCCGAATCGGATTCAGAATCGGATTCGGACACTACCTTCTTCTTCATCTGTTTCGTTTCCTTTTCCTTTGATACATTCTTTGATTTGGCGGAAGCGCGGGTAGAAAGTTTGGACTTTTCGTTCATGGATGGCATTGTCGATGATTATGAATACTATACGTGGGTTGTTTTTATGTAATGTTCATACAAACAAATCGAATCAATTTTTTGCCGTTTGGTTGGAAAATCATCTATCAATATAAAAAGTGGTATATTTCCATCTCGTATTATTGAAATGATTTCTGTAACGTATATTGTTTGTTTTTTTACACGTTTTTCCAAGATTCTTTGAAATCCTTGTTTTTCGCATTTTTTACATATTCTTTGAAATCCTTGTTTTTCGCATTTTTTTCCAAGAATATCTATAATCTTCGTTTTTTTACAAATAGTGAAGAAATCTCAAAAACCACGTTTTTCACACGTTTTCCAAGAATCTTTGAAATCCTCATTTTTCGCACGGTTTTTTATGATTTTCATAGTCTTACCATATACAAGTATACTACTAAAAATATCCTCCAATAATTCTCACTCGATAAAAAAACGGGTCTAGGACCCCTGGAAAAATCTTGGGAAAATAGACGGCAGTTTTTTTTTTTTGGACATTTATAAATGTCCAAAAGTAAAAAGTAGGGTCCCGAATCTCAAGAAAAATCTCAGTTTTCTGAAAACACTGCATTATGCTTTAAATTAGCATAATGATTTTTTTGGCATGACTGCATACTTTTTTTCGAAGAAAATTTCGGAGTTTTTTCTGTTCGAAACGAGGAGTTTTTTAAAAACTCCACGTTTTTTTAGCTCGTGTAATTTTCAGAACAGACCAAGAAAACTGACGATTTCGACCCGTGTAATCGATGGTCCTTTTTTCGAAAAGTACCAAAATAATACGTCGATATATGACATCATACATGATGACATGATTATCCAACTTCAACCGTGTTGTGTTACGATAAAAATCTTCGTACAAATCTTCGTACAAACGTGGAGTTTTTCGAACAGAAAACCCGTTTTCTGTTATGACTGATCACCTGTCGCACCAACAGCTCTGCATAATGTTGCCAACCTGCCCAACTTTCAGAATCGCCGTTTTTTGAAAAACGGCCGCCTACATTTTATTTTCGCTAAACAAACGCAAATCCCCATTTTCCAAGGTTTTCCTAAAGGTCCTCGATTTTGTCGTTCCTTTTTTCTCGTCCAACTTTAGGAGTTTTTTTCTGTTCAAAGTGTATAATGGAAAAAAACTCTCAGTTTCGTTGCGAAATATGCAACTTTGTATGCAGTCAAAAATCAGATTTAAAACGCCATTTAACGACTCGTAAACATATAAAAATCGCCAATGAACAGTCGAGCGAAGTGAACGCATTTGTTTGTAATACATGTGACTTTATATGCAGCAAAACGGTTGAATGGAAACGTCATATCCAAACAAAGAAACATGTTACAAACACTCTTCGAACACAAATAACTCCTGGAAGTGAAGAAAGCGCCGAATCCCAAGAATTCGCATGTGAAAAGTGCAACAAGGTGTATAAATCACGTACAGGTTTGTGGTATCATGCTCGCAATTCATGTAGCACTATATCAAATCCGACTGATGACCAAATCGTGGATCCATTTGGTCCAGCTGATTCGATCGACCAAGATTCGGAGGAAGTGGTCATCCAGCCCGCGGCGGAGCCAAAATTGTTGCCGTCGGACGTGATTACCAAAGACATGTTTTTACAATTGATGGAACAAAATCGCGAACTCTTGGACAAAGTCATGGAACTGTCCACCGAACGCAACGTAACAAACAACAACAATACGACCAACAATGCCCAATTCAACCTCAATTTCTTTCTCAATGAAAAGTGTAAAGACGCCATTAATTTCAGCGAATTTATGAATACTCTTACTATGACCCAAGACGATTTACAAACAGTCATCAAACATGGGTTTGTCGAAGGAAACAGCATCATTATTGGCGAATTGTTCAAACAAATGGGAACCTATCGCCGACCGATTCATTGTACCGATCCCAAGCGCGAAACAGTCTATATTAAAGAAAACGACGAGTGGGAGAAAGAAAACATTGATTTACCAAGAATCCAAAAATTGGTTTCCATGGTGGCACACAAGGTGCGACAACAGACCAACATTTGGCACCAGGACAATCCCGACTACAAGAACAGTCGCGAAAAGAAAGACGAAAGTCTCTTGCTGATGTGCCGGACGATGGGAAACGGCGAAGGGACTGCCGAACAAACGCATAAAAAGATTATGAAAAACATTATGATGCAGACGGAGATTAACAAGAGCTTGGAAAAGAATTCGTCTAAGAAATAGAACAATATCAAAAAATAGAACCACCGTTGAAAAATTGATTATGAAAGGATATAAAATGTAGATGACTATATTATAGTACAATGTCGTCATCAACACAGAGGTCCAAAACAAATGAATACAAGGCGCCTGCGAAAATCATCGGAATCCAATTTAGTATCTTATCCCCCGATGAGATTCGAAAAAATTCCGTTGTCGAGGTGACCTCGCGAGATACCTATATCAATAATAAACCCGTCATCGGTGGACTCTTTGATCCCCGCATGGGCGTATTGGAGCCCGGCACGGTCTGTCCAACAGATGGATTTACCTATATCGATACACCGGGGTATTTCGGTCACATTGAATTGGCGCGCCCCGTCTTCTTTATCCAACACTTGAAGGAAATCATGAAGATTTGTCGATGCATCTGTTTCAAGTGCAGCAAACTCTTGATCAACAAGAACCAACATAAACATATTTTATCCATGCCAGCCGATAAGCGCTGGGACTATGTCTCGCGCATGGCCGCCAAAATCAAACGTTGTGGCGAATCGACCGAGGACGGTTGTGGATGCAGACAGCCCGACAAGATCAAACTGGAAGGCATGGCAACCCTATTTGCTATTTGGGAAAATATCGAATCCGACGAGGCTGGCGATGCCAAAAAGATCAGTATCCGTCTCACTGCCGAAATCGTATTGAAGCTATTTAAGCGAATTTCCGATGATGATGTGGGATTTATGGGATTTAGTCCAACATGGTCGCGACCTGACTGGATGATTTGTCAGGTCTTGCCCGTTCCCCCGCCCGCCGTTCGCCCCTCGGTCAAACACGATGCTCAACAGCGAAGCGAAGATGACTTGACACACATATATAGCAACATCATCAAGACGAATACGATCTTGGCAGACAAGATGACCAATGCAGAGACACCCGCAAATGTTCTCGAAAATTGGACCGCCATTTTGCAGCACTCGATTGCCATGGTGGTGAACAATAAAATCAAGGGCGTGGCGCCGATGGCCCAGCGGTCGGGTCGTCCGCTCCAGTGTATCATGGGCCGTCTTAATTCCAAAAACGGCCGTATTCGCGGTAACTTGATGGGAAAACGCGTGGATTTTAGTGCCCGTTCCGTCATTACCGGCGACCCCAATTTGTCCATTAAACAATTGGGCGTTCCCATGAAAATCGCCATGAACATTACCAAGCCCGTCACTGTGAATGCACGCAACCGCGATTTCCTGATGAAACTGTTGGAGAATGGTCCGGAGACATATCCGGGGGCCAAGATTTTGGAGAGGCGCAATGGAGAACACATTTCTCTGCGATATGTGGATCGCGCCTCGATCCGACTCGAGATGGGCGATGTGGTTCATAGACACATGTTGGATGGTGATGCGGTCCTCTTTAACAGACAACCGAGTTTGCACAGAATGAGTATGATGTGTCACATTGCGAAAATCATGCGCGTCGGCGATACCTTTCGCATGAACGTCGGCGATACCAAGCCATACAATGCGGATTTTGATGGTGATGAGATGAATATGCACATGCCCCAAAACGTCCTGGCAGAGACAGAGTTGCGCCACTTGGCCGCGATTCCGTATCAACAAATCAGTCCTTCGAACAATTCGCCCATTATCGGTATTTTCCAAGATTCTCTGCTCGGTTCCTTCCGTCTGACCAGGCCCAACATCACGTTTACACCGCGCGAAGCGATGAATTTGTTGATGATGTATAACAAGGTCGACGCAGCGGCCATTCGAGCCAAGGGCGATCGTCTCTCCTCATTCGACGTCCTTTCGCAAATCATGCCGCCTCTCACCATGGTTTACAAGACCAAACTCTTTGAAGAAGCCGAAGAATACAAGACGTCGAACAATGTACTGGAAATTCGCAATGGACACTATATCCGCGGCCAGCTCGAAAAATCGGTGCTCGGTTCCACGACCAAGGGTATCTTGCACAGAGCGTTTAACGATTTCAGCCCTCTTGCGTGCGCCAATTTTAACGACGATCTCCAAAACATTGTCACGGAATATATGAAATCGAGTTCGTTTAGTGTCGGCATTAGCGATTTAATTGCTGATCGCGCAACCCAGGACAAGATCATCCAGGCAATTTCGACGCAAAAAATGGAGGTGCAATCCGTTATTGACAAGATCCACCTCGGAACCTTTGAGAACAGCACGGCCAATAAAAACATTGCCGAGTTTGAAAACATGGTCAATAACAATTTGAACAAGGCGACGGAAAAGGCCGGCAAAATCGGACGCGAGAGTTTGAGCAAGAGCAACCGTTTCTTGATGATTATCAACTCGGGATCGAAAGGTTCGCTCATCAACATTTCGCAGATGATTTCGTGTGTCGGTCAGCAAAACGTCGACGGAAAGCGCATCCCCTATGGTCTAGAAAACCGCACACTCCCGCATTACAACAAATTCGACGATGGACCGAGTGCACGTGGATTTATCGAAAATTCTTATATTTCGGGCCTCACGGCCTCGGAACTCTTCTTCCATGCCATGTGCGGTCGCATTGGTCTCATTGATACGGCCGTCAAGACATCACAGACAGGATATATCCAACGCAGATTGATCAAGGGTCTCGAAGACTTGAAGGTCGAGTATGACATGACGGTGCGCAACAACAAGGGCAAAATCGTCCAGTTTGCTTATGGCGACGACGGGTTCGATCCCACCCGCGTAGAGAATCAGACCATTCCTCTAGCAGGAATGAGTATTGAGGACATTTATATGCATTATGACATTGTCGGAATCAATGACCAATCAAATGAACTGATTCGTGTTTATACCAAGGGCGCGGGATCGCGTATCAAGAAACAGGCAGCAGCTACCAAACAAAAGTGCGAATATTACATCAACAAGATGGTGGAAGCTCGTGAAACCATTGTCGATGCTGTATTTAAACACAAGAATGAGAATACGGTGCGCCTACCTGTCGCGTTCCAAAACATTATTGCGAATATTCAGGGGCAACTCGGACTAGGATCGACGTCCTCGGTCGATATCACGCCCCTCGAAGCCTTTGAACTGATTGAAGACAATTTCGCCATGATGAACAGCATGGGATTTGTTCCCATTACGCCCCTGTTTGAGATCATGTACTATTATTATTTATCTCCAAAGGAACTCCTGGTGACGAAACGATTCCATCGAAAGGCACTCGTCATCTTGCTCGAAACGATTACGCTCAAACACAAAGAGGCCATTGTACACCCGGGAGAAATGGTGGGCGTGGTGGCGGGTCAGGGGTTGGGTGAACCGACTACACAATTGACGCTGAACACGTTTCACTTGAGTGGTGTGTCGAGCAAATCCAATGTGACGCGTGGTGTGCCGCGAATTGAGGAAATTCTGCGTTTGACGAAAAACCCAAAGAATCCTTCACTCACAATTCACCTGAAACCGATGGATGAGACGGAACAGGAAAAAGCGGCGGCCTATGCGACCATGTTGAATCACACCAAATTGATCGATGTGGTGAAAAATATTCAGATTTGTTTCGATCCCAACGAAGGCCAAACGTTGATGGAAGAGGACAGACTCTTGGTCGAGCAATACAAACAGTTTGAAACCATGCTGCAAGATTGTGCCGATCAAGGCGGAAGCCTTGCGAATGAAGCGACCAAATCCAAGTGGATTGTGCGTATGGAAATGGATAGTGAGGCCCTCCTCGATAAAAACATTACCATGGACGACATACACTTTGCCATTTCGAATAGTCATGGTGGAAATGATATTTCGTGCGTCTATTCGGATTACAATGCAGACAAACTCGTTTTCCGTATTCGCATCAACAGTTCGGTCTTTAACAAGGGCAAGCGAAAGGGTATAGCCGATACACTGGACCAATCGGATGAAATCTATCTCTTGAAGAATTTCCAAGATTCACTCTTGAACAATATCATTTTGCGCGGTATCAACGGTTTGGCAAATGTATTGGCACGCAAAGTGCAAAATATGGTGTCAAAAGAGGATGGCAAGTATGTCAAAAAGGATACATGGGTTCTCGATACAACCGGTACAAATCTACTAGAAACCCTCGGATTGGACTTTATTGATTCGACGCGTACCTTTAGCAATGATATCAAAGAGGTGTTTCATGTATTGGGGATCGAAGCCGCGAGACAAGTGATATACAATGAATTTGTTGAAGTGATGGAGTTTAGCGATGTCTATATCAACTACCACCACTTGAGTTTATTGTGTGATCGCATGACATGCACGCGGGATATGGTCGCCATTTTCCGATCGGGTCTTTTGAATGACGACACGGGCCCAATTGCCAAAGGCACATTTGAAGTCCATACAGAGGTGTTTTTAGACGCAGCGCGTCATGGCGACTTTGACCATTGTCGAGGTGTTTCGGCCAATGTCATGTGTGGACAGTATGGCTATTACGGAACGGGCGCATTTGGCATAGTACTCGATATGAAAGAGATGCAGACATTGGACGAGGCGACGGTTGGGATCAATACGAAACAGGCGGACATTGAGCGCGCGTTTGGACTGGTCGACGATGCATCGGATCCCTGCTCGAAACAAAGCATTTCCATCGAGAATCATATTTCGACACAGATGAATCATGTCAAGGGCGACCATTGCGACGATGACTACGATGCGGGATTTTAGACAAAATAATAGATGATCCTATTTATATTTATTTAGCAAATTCAGTAATTTCAAAACCCATTTTTATCTATTTAGTGTATATAACACAAACATGCACTGGATTATGTTTCTCTACGCCTTTGTGCTCTTCTTTGTCCTCACACCCGGAGTTCTCCTCTCCCTCCCCCCCAGTGGCTCCAAGTTGGTGGTTGCCGCCACCCACGCCTTGGTATTTGCCATCGTGTGGCACTTTACTCACAAGATTGTGTGGCAGGCCACAAGTGGTATGGCGAAGATGTAGTTTGACCAGTCCATTGACAAGTTAGTATTTTAGTAATATAGGATGTGTTCCAAAAACATTCTATATTGCATCGCGTTGCATGGAATCAAATCATGTGTCCGATCGAAATGCCCTCGCCGCATCCTTCTTCACATCCTTGGTACATTTTGTAAATAAATCCACCGTTGGTTGTAGGTCCATCCTCACAACCTATACAACAACCAATGACAAGACCTTCTGCCCAGCCAAAAAACCATGCCAATGCATCTAGTATTGTATCGCACGCACAAGTATGAGGTTTATTATTATGCGTTTGATTGGATGGTCGCCTATTTATCGGCGTTTTTTTCATTCTATATACATCTATGCTATCCGTTTTTTTACGAAAAGAATCCTCGAACGTTTGACCACTTGACCACTTTACCAATCGATCCTTTACCCTTTCCTCAAAATAAATACCTGTTTTGTCAAGAATTCCTCTAAAGATTGTACATGTTGTAAGTACTGTGCATCGCCTGTGATTGCAGTTTGAAAAACTGCCGTAAATTCTTTGAGATCAGAGATCGCATAGGCGTGGTCGATTAAATGATACGCGGGGGGCGTATCCACCTTGACTTCGGGAGGACTGCGAACAAAAAAGAATCGTTCCGCAGCAGAACCATCGCCCGATAATTGTAGCCAATCCACAGTGGGCGACAAATTCTTCAATTTGGTCGAAGAGAATAAAATAATGGGGCTGCGCGTTTGTTTTGCCAAGACCCACCAATCCAAATCGGTCATGTAATATTCATCACTAAATACCACATTTTCCAAGGTGGTCTTTTTTTGTCGAATACGATCCATCATGTCGCGCTTCCCCTGTTTTCTCAGTAAACCAATAATTTTCATTTCATGCACACCCATGAGCGATGCATATCCATTCCACAAAGAAGTTTTTACATTTTGTACAGTAATATTTTGCCCCAAACGTCTCTGTAAAATGGAAAGAATGGGATAAAAACTGCATGCGACCTGGGGTTTGTAAATGACTTCTTTGGCCGTCTTTGGAAAGATGCGTTTCCACATGCTCTGTTTGTTTCCAATAATATCGCGCGACGATTCGATACACTCTTTTGCATATTCATCCATGTCATCTACAGCGGCGTCTTTTCCAAGATTCATCAATAGACCTTGTTCTTCCAACGAAATATCCGAAGTGTATCGCTGCGTCATGGCTGGACGCGCAGTCTCGTAGTTTACATTTTGTATATAGGGGTTGGTATTGAACGCTTCGAGATCACGGAAATAGTCGGGTGTCAAGAGCGACTGCAATATAAAGAGTTCATCGGGATATACGCTGAATTGAGCATTGGTAATATTCAAATAGGTCGACGGTTGAAAGAGGAAATTGCGAATACGCGGATATCGCAACATTTCGTCGGAAATGCGTGCAAAATAGGCCGTTTCATTATTTGACCCGCTCACCAAATGAACCATGGGCAAAATCATTTGACATTTTTTATCTGCAGTCATGAGACAAAATCGTTTGTCGTTTCCTACGTCACATTGCAGAGAACCGTCGGTTTGATTCGGAACCGGTTTTTCACTACATTCGCTGACTCGGTCCATGGTCATGATCAATTCCCTAGTAAAGGGTTGAAAAACAACAGCATTCGCCATCAAGGTGCGAAGCAGTTTAACAAGACGCCCGAGTTTATCACGATACATAAATGTCCTATTTGCAATGACGGCCAATATGGAGTGTTTGACGCCATTGTTTTCATAGCGATTTAGGGCCATGCGGACATAACTGCGAAATGTGGCATAAAACTGACTTTCCAAAGAAATCCGGCGCGTCGTTTCCACACGAACTTGGTCTTCGGGCAAATTCCTTGTGAGCGCCTTGTCTGCAATCAAATAATTCGAGCTTTGTAATAGGGGAATCGTATCCGTCAATTCAGCCGATTCAATGGCAACGGGTGGGTCGATTTGAACAAACTGATTGGTTTCGGTCAAGATTCCGACGACGACTTTTTCTTCCACCACTTTAAAGGCGGCTCGACAAGGAATGGTTTCGTTGCTTTCTCCGTGGATGGCGGCAAGTCGATCGCGCGTTGCCGTGTAGTCTAGCCATAGATCATCTTCGTCCATCCACTGTGTTTTCAAGTCCATCATCATACTCGAGGGGTAGGTGGGTACGAACAGTGGCGGTAATGTCTCGTCTACTGGTTGAACCATGAGTCCAATGACTTTGCCTTGGAAATTGACGACTTGAGAAACAATGGTATGATCCATCGCTTTGATCGTGCGCGCAATTTCATTCGCCAAGAGATTCTTTTTCATGGTGTAGACTTTTGGCAAACTGGCCATGGGCGAACAGTATTTGCGCGTACTATTTTGTATCAAGATCAACATGTTGCGTATATTCTGAATCGACGTTTGCGAAATAAACGTCTTTTTCACATTGATTTTATTATCACGGTCTTCGTATAAATAAACGGGTTCGTAGTAATCGCCGCGTTTTAATAAAATCGCCGTTTCCTTTTTCGGATTGTATATCGAACTGGCATAGGAATTGGTTGGACAAAGGAGTTCAATATGATCCGTTATATCATTGTCCACCATTTCGCAAATGACCAGGTTCAGACCGTCTTTCATGAGACGCGGATTGGCATCGACCATCATGTCCCATAAATACGTATGATCAATGGTGGATGTGCGATCCAACAAATATCGTTGGAAATGTTCATACGAGGCAATGACTTCTTCGACGTAATCTTGTTCAGTTTCGGTTTGTGCATTGACGGATCGGACAAATTGACTGCCTTCGTATTGCGCAATATTGATATCGGCTTGTTGGATAAGGGGTGGGCGAAATACCGAAATAAGAGATCCGTTGTGATATCGCAAAAAGGTATCTAGATCAATGGCTTGTACCATGATTTGTCGGAATTCGTCTACGGTGGGAACAGCGAGTCCCTGTTTATACGCATACAAATCGGCGGCGCATCCCAAAAAAGACTGACCTGCCAGCTGTTCAACGCCGTATCGCAAGAGGGTAGGTGTATTGGGTTTGATCATGGTAAGATTGTCTTTGGAAACTGCGTCCATATTATTGATTTGTAAGAACAATTGCATGGCCATCGGTAAAAACCCCCATCGGTTTTGAGGAATGGGCATAATAGCAAAACTAATGATATAGGTAATGTTTGTCTTTTTCCCCGGTGGACCAAGAGGTGCTAGTTTTGCGGCGGATTTTTTGGGCGAATCTTCCGCCAATCCTAGCGGTTGTGCTTGCGCTGCCATGTTATCGGGTTGTGCACATTTATCGCGCATGGCTTTTTGTGACGGCGAATCCCAGCGTTTAAAACAACATGGGATGCAGAGTTTATTATTGGGATGTGTCATTTTATCGGAAAATCCGGGAGAATGGTCAACATAGTCTCCCTTGGCATCCACATGTTCGACTTGATTGCGAAACTCGTATACATAGGCACCTTTTGGTACCTTTTTAGCGCCATCGGGAATAATGGTGCCACATTTGCCGGAATCGACTTCTTCTTGAGTAATGCTCGAATTGGTCAATAAACACCAATATCTTGGACAAATATACCAATACTGTTGTTTTGGATCCGAACCATACTTTAAAGCATGGGTATAGGATCCTGGATGTTCTTTATCTATCTTGGCTTTTTCTGCATCGGTTAAAATAATCGGCTGGCGTTTGCGGTTGGATTGACACGATGTTGAATACGCTTTGTAATTTCCTTCTTTTTTGGTCAAGAAAAGAACTGGATCCATTTCTTTGAGTCGTTTGAAAAAAGGCGTAGGATCGTTGAGGGGCATGCCATCAATATTGGCCTTGTACTCTTTGCCCTCTTCCTCTTCCTGTTCTTCGCCTTTGGGTGGACTTACCCCTCCCTTTTTATTGGAAACGCCACCAAATTCTTCTTCGACTTGTTCGCCGGTATCGACAAGCTCGTCAGCACCAGTATCTTCTTCTTCTTCTTCTTCCTCCTCATCATCTTCGTAAAACAATCCGCCATCATCATCATCATCATCATCTTCCTCTAATCGGTATTCGTCTGCATCCAACTCTGTTTCTTTTTCTGATAAAAACACTAGCGGTTTTGCTTTATGCAACGTCATTTCAGAAAGATCGGTTATTGCGGCCACTACATTTTCAACATGTCCAACATCCATTCCCATACCCCTTTTGATTTTCTTGGAAGCAATCGAACACATTTCTTGGTACCCAACAAACTGAGTCATTCTCATCATGGTATCAAGATACATTTCGATATATGGAATATAGGTCAAGGATGATATATTCGCCACATCGATTTTTACTTCGGTTTTTAAAGGAACCATTTTGATAAGAACAGAAAATCCGGGATGTTCCAAGATTTCGCCGCCGAGTTCTTGATGATTGGTCATGTATTGACTGATACGCATGAGAGCCTCTTCGTTGGTCATTTGATAATTTTCCATCAACGAGGTCAGTGCATTTCCGAAATTTCCCGTTAATCGATACACCTCTGTAATGAGAGAGTCCTGTGCATCCATGACTTGGAAATTTTCGACGCGTTTGAATCGCAGTTGGGCGCCCGCGGCCACATCCGATGTCTGAACATCAAAGATGCACGAAACACACCCCATGTATTTATTCAGCGCAATTTCTTTGGTAATCGAGAGTGTAGATGTATATTGAACCATGGACTTTATCACCGCTTCTTTGGAAAATGGGCGCATTTTGTATCCGGACGAATGTAAAAACAAATTGATGGTTTGTAAAATAGGATTGATGGAACTGCTGAGCCATGCATACAATTCGTCGACGGAAATTGGCGATTTCAACGGACTTTGCGAAACGGCGCTCATAGTTCCGTTTGGATATACATTGAGGACGATGGCGAGGACAGGATTGTCGGATTTCGGCAAAAACATGGAAATTTGTCGTTTGCCTTTTCCAATGTCTCTCGACAATTTGAGCGCCGCTGTTTCGGAAAGGGTCGGTATCTTTTTCCCATTTTTCGAAATGGTCTTGGAAAAAAGGCGATACATGTTCTCACGACGATTACCTGGATTGAATTTGATAAATGGAACGGCGGCATTGGAATGGAGATTTTTGAAGATATCTTCCAAGGGAAGAGGAGCGGTAAAATCGCCGGCACGTATCAATAGGTCAAACGCCTGAATCCCCCTGGCGACATAGGGCATTGGTTCGGTCGATTTTTTATAAAAAATGGTCTGCAATTCACTAATGGTATCTTGCAATTGGCGAGCTGATGGCGACAAGAGGGCGGTCGTTTCTCTAGCCAATGTGGGCTTCTGTTCCTCCAAAGCACCTTTGGAATGAATGCCGCGTCTGTATAAAAGGGGGAAATAGAGTTCGGCAACATACTCTTCTTCGATGCTCTTGCTGACTGCATAATCAAAGACATTGTCGGCTAAACATAGATAGATGACATTGGATTCCAAGTCGCCATAGTGAAACAAGAGCTGATTTTCGAAAGATAGCAATACATTGTCTTTATCAGGTACATAATACTGACCCATGGCCCTAAACGGATTGACTGGAAAAAGAAAATCTTGGGATTCGGAGAATTTGGGACCCAATGGACATTCGACTTGGAATCCTTCCGACATGGCTTGCAACCAATCCGTGTAGGAATAGTCGGCCTTGGGTTCCATGGCTTCCAGGACGGCTTCTGAAAAATGCAAATTGATGGCATATTGACCGAATGTTTCAGCATCCATACCGTCACCTTGGTTGGATTCTTTTTGATAAATCTTGGTAATTGTATCACGACGTTCTTCCAAAGCCAATTCGGAAATGTCTTTGGAAAGGCCAAATAAATACATCTCATCGTAGCAGACGGCGGGCATTTCGCGCATGATTTTCTTTTTCAATGTACAAATGGAATCGTCCGGCAAAATCCATTGGCTCGATTGAACAACCGGTATATTTTCTGCAAGAATCGTGGCTTTATCAATTTCGCTAAATAAATCGGTCAATACTTGGTCCGTATCGGCATCGGTTGTACCTTGGAAGATATGGATACTCGCCAATGTTCCGGCAGGATTCAATAAATAAACCTTGTATGGTTTTCGTCCAGCCATGATCCTATTCTTTGGACTATATATCTATATGTATATATAGGCCAAAACCAAATCGCAATGTCAGCCCCATCTATTTTGCCAAAACGCGCGTTATTAATAGGAATTGATTATTTAGATAGCTCAGCAAATCGCCTCAAAGGATGTATTGATGACGTGGTGAATATGCGAGAAATTCTTGTTTCGCAATACCAATATGCGCCGAATAATATTACTACACTGCGCGACGATTCTACTGATCCGACACTCATGCCCACAGGAGCGAATATGGTGGCGCAATTAAAACGTATCTTTGAAAACTCGGCCAATTTTTCCGAAATATGGATTCATTATAGCGGACATGGGTCACAAACACAAGATGCAAATAGTGTAAATCAATCAGGATATGACGAATTCTTGGTGCCATGCGATTATGCAATGGGTGGAACGTTTATCTTTGATCGCGATTTGTATGCATTGGTAAAGACGGCCAAGTGTCGCGTTTTTTTATTGTTTGATTGTTGTTATAGTGGGACACTATGTGATTTACAATGGAGTTTTGATTACCAATATGGTAATTATTTTGCACGTACTATGAACAATGAACATGTCATTGATAATCAACAAATATACATGTTTAGCGGATGCAAAGCTCGTGAAACGAGTGCAGACATATTTGATGCATCGGCAAACGAATGGGTGGGTGCATTTACAGAAGCATTTTTACTCTCTTTGAAAAACTGCTATTATATTACAAATATGTTTCGGCTCTATCATGATATTTGCGTAAATATGAAGAATCTCGGATTTGCGCAAAAACCCATGTTTTCATCGTCGTTTGCCAATCCCATGTTTACCTTGTCGGGACAGGGTGCGAATCCGACTCCGAGTCCGGTCGCCCCCTCAGCAAACATATTGGCTACAAAACCAGCTCTGCAAACCAAGACATCGGTAAATACACCGAATCAGTCATTTGTCACTGCAAAAAGAAACCCGCGAAAAAACTTTGCTCCTGTTCAGCCAATCCAAAACAACATGGCTTTCCATATGAGTCCGAACAAAGTAGTGCCGTCGATCGGTCTCACCTTCAAATGATAGGACCAAAGAAGATGAATGTTTATGCATCATAATAGGGATTATCGGCCAGTTTCATTCCACAATATTCGGTGGGTTCCTTTTTGTAATCGGTGGGAACATGAATGCCCGCCTCTTTGGCGTTTTCCAAGAGAAACTTGAAATTCTCCCAAAATTCGGATTTGTGTCCGATCGATTTCGTAGCAATATGGGACAATTCGTGAATGGCGACAAACATGAGGGTATGTTCATCAATCATGTTTGTTTCACCCTTGCGCGTTTTATTCAGACAAAACGCAATTTTCTCGCCCTTGTTTTCACTATAGGCGGTATATTCACTCGTGGGCAATGTCTCCATGATTTTATTGGGATGAAACCCATCGACCAAGCGTTTTACATTGTCCTGGTCGGGATATTTTTTACCGACATAATCGACCAATTCTTTGCATTTTTTGGTCACTGTTGCTAAAAGGTCGGCGGCTTCTTGGATTTTGGCGCGTTCACGGACACAATATTTATTGCCGTCCACCGTGGAGACGATGCATTTTAACTGAAAACTGTCGGAATCGAAATACATGTAGGCGCATATTCCAAGAAAGACGATAATGACGAGATATCCCAAGATTTCGAGTTGGGTCATGGTACGTCAAACACTTTAAAATCTAAAACAAACAGGACTTCTATCATATGACTAGAAAAAATGATATGATATGTATATGGATATGTCAAAGATGAACAAACTCGTTTTTTTTGGTAGGATGGTTTTTGGTCGCGGGTATAGCCGCAGCTTTGCCCATACCATTCATCAAAGAATATACAAAAACCCATGAAAATATATGGCTAGTTTTATCTGCGTTTTCTTATGCAACACTCATCTATGCCTATATACACATCTTGGAGGATGAAAATATAGCAATCATATATCCGTTGCTCAAAGTATTTTCAGTGCTCATTGTTGTTGCATTTGGAATCCTATTTTTCCAAGCTCAATTGAATACAAAATCCTACATTGGTATATTGTCGGGGATGGCATCGATCTATTTGTTATCTGCCGGATTGTCCACAAACAAGATGAAACCTGTATCTAAACCAGTTGGACCATTATAACTATGGTTAGGCAAATGCCCCCGCACAAATCCGTTTTATAGTGGCGAGTGGCGGCAACGTGGAGCCACCTACGATGGAAACGCACATATGTTCCGGGCGAAAATATCGCGCGATGACAGCTTTTATATCAGCCACGGTAATGGGTTCATAATAGGTTTCAAAGATGCGCGATCTTGGGACTATTGAGCCAGCATCCCGATAATTATGAACTAAACATTCAATGCCATTATGTTGAGCTGTTTGATCAATGTTTTCCAAAGAAATGGTCATCTTTCCAAGAAGTGTCTGTTTTACAAAAGCCAATTCTTTCTTGGAAATACCATCGCGAATGAGACTGCGGATGATGCGTATTAATAGTGGCAATACGCCGAAAGAATTGGCTCCACCATTGCGAATGACTTTTTTCGGGTCGGATTCGGCAGAAAAGACAAATTCGCCGCCGATTTCACAATAATGCGTGGATGCATCGGAACTGTAGGTTAGACCATGTTCTTCACGCAATACAGTAAACATGCGGGAACTAAAAGACCCACTCATGACGTGTTTGATCAAATTCAACACATATTTATCTTGGGAATTGTGATTGCATGTGCGAAATCCAATGTCAATAAAAGTCGAATGTCCACTTTTCATAATATCTATTTTATATTGAATATCTCTCGGTTGCAGAGGAATTCCAAAGATGCGATTCAATCGCAATGTTGAGGTTGTCGATGAACCCGATCCAAAAGCGCTCTTTCCCAAGATGGCAATGATGTTGGAAAAAGGAATGTGTGAAACGATACTAATGACCATAGTACATGGTTGATAATGGCGTCGATAGACATCTACAATGGTTTTTCTTTGGAACGGGCGATCCGGGTGATGATATGCAATAGTATCTACTGGTTTGGCAAACTGCGACCCACCGTATAACATGGAGTCCATCATATCGCTCGATAAAATTTCGCCACTATTGCTATTGCTAATGCTTTCTTCAATGACCACTTGTTCTTCTTTTTTCAATTCGCGTGCGGGAAAAATGGAATGAAACAACATATCGGACATGCGTTTGACGCAGTGATCCACGTGTTCATCACGACATTTGATTGTATAATTCGTATATCGTTTAGTCGTACTGGCATTATAGAGAGCACCGACCTTGTCGTATTCCATGTACAATTCTTTGGACTTTGGCATTTTTTGCGTTCCCTTGAATACACAATGCTCTATAAAATGCGCAGCGCCACGATGATGATCGAGTTCATCGATCGATCCAAAATCACAACATATATAGACGGAAGAAATGGCTAAAACCGTTGGCGGACGTTCATAGACAAGACGGCATCCATTTGTAAAGACGTGCGTTTGTATCATTGTTTGTCCGTTCACTAATAATAAATAATATAAATTCAACTACTTATTATACAGGTATGTTTTTTGATACTGCGGTTTATCTCGATGCGCAACCAATCTCGAGGGGGACGCGTCCATAGTCGGCATCATACGTACTCTGATTCCAGGGTCCAACGTCCTTCTTGGCAATGATGGGGTCGGAACGCAACTGGTAGTTGGCATTCTTGAGGGTTTGGCCGATGGTATCGAGACCAATGTGGTAACCGGCTTGGAGCAAATCGGGCATGGCGGCATTGCCACCATTGACGGGGTTCAACGCAGCCCATTGGCTGTTTTGGTCCTGGGGCAAAAGATCGCTGGGCTGGGCAACGGGCTGGAGAGCATAGCCGCTTCCTCCCTTGACAGCAGTGTTGGCAGGGGCAGTTGTTGATGCCGCAATGGTAGACGAGGTTGTTGAAGGAGCCGCGTTATTGGGCATGGAACCAACACTGCTTCCAGTGTCCATGCTATCCTTTTTCATCATCTTACTATTGGAATAAGACATGATAGCCCAAAGAATGAAAAGAACCACAATAATCAGAAGTATCCATTTTCCATTTCCGGACTTGGCAAAGTTGGTAATATCTTTAAACATTGCTTTATATAAACGACGGATAAAATTATTCGTAGCAATCCATATAAAATTCGTTGGCTAAAAGGAAAAAGAAGAGACAAAGGCGATGAACCAATCGCCATTGATTATTATGTATCCTCCTCCTCTTCCTCTTCCTCATCTTCTAAATCACTATCCTCGTCATCATTGATATCGTCGAGTAAATAGGTGTTTTTGATCTGTTTTGCTTCTAAATAAGCTCGCAGGGCAAGATCGCGCGCTTCTTTGGCCTTTTTGCGGGCTTCACGATACATTTCATAATAGACTTCATTGGGTCGTTTTAGTTGCATGGAATCTTCATGAGGAAGTATGTCTAAATCAATATTCACTTCCGATAATTCAGTAGACCTAGAGAGGACTATGGAATCGGTCTCTGTCTCTGTCTCTGTCTCTGTCTCTGTCTCTTGTTGTACGTTTTCTTCTTCTTTGATGGGAACATCATTTGGTCCATCCTCATCCTGATCCCTATCTTCATTCTCGTCTTTTCCTAAAGTTATATTCTCTTCTAGATTGGTAATAATAGTCACTGCACTGGCATCTCCTGGATTTGTTTCGCCAGGTTTTGCTCGAATAATGCATTTGTCAAATAGATTACTAGGTTTTACAACCATCATCTGTTTCAATTCCAACTCGATTTGGAAACTACGGAGGGAACACTTGATGCCCTGCACTTCCATAATGCTAATGACTTGTGTATTTTCACGAATGGTTTCTGCGTCCACGTCTTGCTCCGTTTCGTCGTATATTTTCAGCGTTATTTTGCCTAAACGTGATGGGATATTGGTTCGAACAAGGTAGTTTTTCCCCGACTTGTAGACCTTTAACGGCGAGGTGAGATAATTTTCGATATCGTGCATCTCCATGGATGTTTCGAACCATTGTTCGCGATTTTCGAAAATTCGTTTGCATGTATGGCTTTCCAACTGTTCAAGCCATTGGATAAAATCGGCATGATCATTGGTAAACATGAGATCCGTAAAGAATCGTTTGCCGCCCTTTGTAATCCCCTGTTTTGTGGAACATTTAGGCGGTTGAATATAAAGCGGTGCGCCGTCAATCAGATATTTGATAAAATAATTTCCACCAGCAAGGACCGTCGGTGGCATGAGTCGCAATTGTTCAAATGGAAAATTCGCATTGGTTTCATATATTTGTTCCATGTCTTCTTGTCCGCACTCTAATACGATGAAATCACATTTTTGTTATGCTAAAAATACGCGCGTTTGTAACAGATGAAATAAATCGAACGAAAAAGTAGTGGTATTGATCGGTCTATGAAAAACATTCGCGATTCATGTATTGACTTTTTTCAAAGCGAAGATATACGTCGTGAAGTGAAGGAGATTATTCGCCCCCTGTTTCAATCGATTTACAATGAAACCTATGTCTATCTTTGGTTTATTTGTTTTTATCACGTCTTTTTGATTTTTATCATTTTGGCCAATTTGATTTTGTTGTTGCGATTGATGCCAAGTCATAGTATGGTCGGTGCAACATTGTCTAATAAATTCCATGCAAAAATGGATTAGGAAAAAGAAATATCTAAGGATAGGATATAGTTTAGTCTATTCATTTATCCATCTATCTATCCATTATGGCAAAACAACAACATCAAAATAAAAGACGACGAAGCATGCGCGGAGGAAATTGCGAAGGTGCCGGTGGTGCAGCACACGCACTAGCGGTGTACGGTGATGCTGCTTCTCAACATGCCGCAAGTGGTAATGTCATTGCTATGAACCCTGTTGTGGGCGGTGGAAAACGATCAAAAAAGGGCGGTATTGGATTTGTCGACGCCATTGTTCCTGGATTTTTGATGGCCGCCAACCACTTTTACAAACGCGGCAAACCCGCCTTTTCGCGCAAAACGAGCAAACGCGCTGGTCGTCGCGCTCGTTTGACAAGACGACGATAAACGCACGACTTCATAATATCCTCTTACGGGGTTTAGGTGAAGATTTCTTGTGCGTTTTCGGTAAAACATATTATGTATCAAGGTAAGATAAATACTATGGCAAGCGTAACCGTAGCAGCAACCGTGGACACAGACCGAGCCAAATTTATCGAAAATATTCAAAATTGGACCGTAGTGGATACGCAACTAAAACGAATCGGTGAAAAAACACGCGAACTCCGCGAAAAACGCGCCACTCTCAATGCCGAGGTGTGTGGATATATCAAAGACCGAGGCTTGGAACATACCAAGATTACAATTTCCGACGGTGAGTTGAAAGTGTACGAAAAACGCGATTATGCGCCTCTTACATTTACCTATATTGAAGAATGTTTAGGAAAAATGGTGGAGAATCAGGAACATGTGGCTTACATGATGCAATATTTGAAAGAACACCGCACTATCAAGACGTCGTCCGACATTCGACGAACATATTCTAGTACTACTGTATAAGTTTTGTTTTTACAGCGTTATTGTTTCTGTTCATTATCATGATCTTCCAAGAATCCGATATTGAATCGTATCAATTTCACGAAAACGGGATGAGTGGTGGAAAACCCGTATATTCCATGTTTCGGGGTACTAGTGAGAATATGATTGGTGGAGGTAGTGGTAGTGGTGGCACTGTCAAAAAAAACCTCGTTGTACCAATAGGTGTCATCGTGGAACAATCTGCTTCGGAAGAATGTATGCGTTCGTCAAAAACGGGAAACAAATGGATTTGCAAAAAAGAAGCCGGATATCTTGGAAATGACGCGTTTGACAAATTTTTGGAACAAATAAATCACGGAATTATACCATCATCCAAAAAGCATAAAACACGAAAACAAAAACGAAATATCGTTATAAAGAAATAATATATGTGAATATATTATAAATCAACTAATAATGGATGATTCTTTACCAAATCGTGATGTTTTTTCGGCGCACATGCGGGGTTTTTTCGATGAAGGACCATCTCCCTTAACAGTATTTGTAAGATCAGTTTTACATATTAATTTGGAAGAACTTCGTGAACTTGTCAAAAACGATGAAATAATTTCATTAATTAATCATTACAACGTATTAATTTACTTAGTAAATCCTCCTCAAGCTCGTCTGATAAATGTGACGCCTTTAGAAAAATCTCAAAAGAGGACAGCAATTCTAGAAATCCTATTAAAAGCCGGTGCAAATCCCAATATTACATTTGGAACGCAAAATTCTACTCCTTTACACTTTTGTTGCAATCCATACTACATGGACTCAGATTGTGTTAATGTACTTTTAGGACATGATGCAATTGTAACTCTAAAAAATGCTAATGGCAATACTGCATTGCATGATTTAGTAAAATATCCAGTGACAAGTACATCATTAGCTATTGCAAAAGCACTTTTAAAAAAAGATGTGTCAGTAAAATCTATTATGAATAATGAAGGAGAAACCCCATTTGCATGTAAATTTACTCATTATGGTGGAGAGGAAAATGAATTATCTGATAAAATGGAAAAACTACTATCTACTGATGTTTTTGATGAAAAAGCTTTAGATAATGCAATTAGATATGGATATAGTAATTCAGTTATTGAAATGTGCGATCGTTTTCAAATTAATAATAAAAAATATGTTAAAACTGCATTATCTGCTCCTGTCCCAAACTATAGAACAGCACTTTTATTACAAGAACGATTGCCTGATGAGGATAAAATTATAATGACAGAACCTGACATAAATCATTTATTTGAAAGAGTAAGCATGTTTACACTAAGTCCAATGACAGCATTTAGTAAAGATATAAAATTTTTTAAAGAATCTTTTATGAAAAAATCGTCAAAAGCAAGAAAATCAATAACTTCAAATAGCAGACAAAGCCGAAGAGAAACCCCATATGGAGGTGTTGGTCGCAGAAAACGCACAAGTAAAACACAAAAACGCAAAAGCAGACGCTAAGTATGTCGATGATATGTAAAATCATAGACATAGGAAAATGTTACGCTACACTACACTAGACTCTCAATATTCGTTCCATTTATCGTGACTAAATGAATTGATCGTAATCATATTACCGGAATTGTCCATAAATTTCTTTATTTTGGCCTCCAAAGCCAAATCCGCCGCGCTTTTCGGAAACGGCCGCAATTTATTCGCATTCATCATTGCTAAATCATTTGCTTTTGCAGCCGGCTTTTTCCCCATACAATTTGCACCAAAGGTGACATTCGGATTCGCAATATATCCACCATTGACACCGGGTCTACCGCAATCATTCTTATGTTCTTTCGACTGTTGAAGCGTCTTCCATGTTGATTTCTGTGTGGGAAACAAAATCATCTGATTGGCCGACCATCCATAGTTGCACCATTCGCCGCCCTTGTTATAAGAATCTTCGACTTCATCATATGTGGCTAATCGCGCGCCATAGGCCGCACACACTGCCTGAGCATCGTCGTAACTATATAAATTGTTTCCAATGTTAAAGACTTCATCGGCACCAGTCTCAGCCGTTTGATTGATCAAATTACCTGAAAGATCCAAATGTAGATTGCCGGATGCATCTCCCTTGGGTATGTCATTCCACAATTTGGTGGTTGATCCCATGACCATATCCACTAAATTGATCTTCAAGACATATCTGAAGAAATTGACAATCACAATCGTTGCCAACAAGATCCACAATTTATTCTCCAAAAAATAAATGGACGCAGGCTTGGTCTCTTCCGTCATGGGAATACGGAACAAATAAATGACTACATAGAATGCTATAATCATTAGAATCAGGCTGAATCCACTGGAAGGAGTATTCAAGTAATCGTGTGTCCATTGCCATCCATATCCCAACAAATCTTGTTTATCTTTCTCGGACAAGGAGAAATAGGACCATACGACGAGAATCAAAAATAGACCCACTAAAATAAAATCGATGGATTTGCTTAAAAACATTTCCGCCGGATTTGCACCCCCGGGCCCTTTAAAAAACGTTCCCATGATGAAATATAAAACAAAATAAATGGCTAAAAACCAAAAAAGAATAGTAATGTTGGTTTGATTGAATATGTCTGACAATATATTCTTTGTAGTTGTAATGGCAGGGGTAGTATTTCCACTAGCATCGGTCATGTTAAATAGGTTCTCTATACTATATACTATACTACACTACACTATTATATTATACGGCGGTATTTTTTCGACGGTAAAACAAACAATACGCATTGGTTGTTTGAAGTTGTTCTTGGCGGTTGATAACACGGACCTTTTCATCATTATATTGAACCCATTCGTTCATCGAATTTTTAACATGTGCCGTATAATGCCCGCCCATGACATCCCCTATATGGTTACAAATACCAAACAAATCGTAGGTATATTGCTTTGGATTATATCCACTTACATAGGGCGAAAGATCCAAGTCTGTTAGGGGAAAGGATACCATGTCTGAGCGTTTGTTGGACCCATCCATAGAAAACCGCTTCAGTGTAATGACCAAAATCTTGGGAAAATTCCAAAAGGTGATGCGCTTTTGAATATCCTCTTTTTGTTGCGTGACTTCGTTAAACCATGCATTTTCACCCGTCATAGGTTCACTCTTGGAAAATTCGTTGAAACAGTCGTATATGCTAATGCTATCATTTTGCCCAGGGTTGGGCAGAGGCAAATCCAGCATGAAAAAGCTTTCGGGTTTGATCGAATGTCTCACCGTACCATCGAGCGAAACAATTTCCGAAACATAAATACCGTAATATAGATCCATGATTTCGGAATATTCTTTGGAATAGACGGTTTTTAACATGCCATAACACTCCGTCGCCAATTTGTCGACCCCATTTTCCACATTGCCCATGATGCGCATATTCACACTGCGCGAAATACTATTGTGCATACACTCAATCATAAAGAGCAAAAATTCGGGCATGTCATTTTGTGCCCAACCCGTGAAAATGTCGCGATTCTTCGCCTTGGCCAACTTGTGCACATTAAAGACGAATTTATTTGGCGATACAATGCCATTGCTACTCCACATGACCTGGCGCAAATCATTCCATTCAATGACAATGGTTGCATCTTCCGTGTCTTTCTTGATATGATCTTCAAACTTTTTCGTATCCAAAAGTTCATTGAGTTCATATGTATGATTCATCACTTGCATACAAGCATTTAAAAAACATGTATTCCCCAAGTTGGAAAGACCAGTATATCCTTTTCCGTGATATTTTGACAAACTCATTCGTTAAAAATGGATATAAATATGTGGATTAAATATGTACTATACAAAAGAAATCTTTATATTACTTTATACGGGGTACTATAATGAATCGATCAAATCAATCCTCATCGAATGGCGGTTCGCGTTATCCTGCAGAATGGATGAATATTATATCGAGAGAATTGGGCGAAGTTGCTCGCGAATTTGCAGATGGCATGAGTCAAGGTGCAAGTGCTGGTACGGTGAATACTCCCGGTCAAGAAAATGAGCCACTTCCTTACCCATTGGGACCAGCAGTCGCACCTGGGACAGCGTCAGCACCTGGGACAGCGTCAGCACCTGGACCATTTACTGGACCATTTACAACATCGACAGTGCCTCAGCCTGCGCCAACTACTGGTCAAGTACCGGAGCCTACTATGTTGACACCACCTACGCGAGTTCAATATGCTGTCGATTTGGACGAAATGATTTTTCGATATAACCAAAACATTCGCGAATATAATCAAACTATGCGTGACATGGTTCAACTTGTATCACAGCTAACAATGACAAATCGCTTAATTGAACAGCCATCGCAACCGCCAGCGCAGCAGCAGCAGCAGCAGCCCTTTCAAAATGATACTGCTGCTGATTACACCACTATTTTCTCCTATCTGTTATATCCAGCCATACCGCCGTCCAATACTGGCGCGAATTTGCGAAATAACGATATATCTCCTCGTGCACTGACGCGCGACCAAATTATTGCGGCAACAAGGACGTATGGATATCTAGGTCCCGATAATTCAGTCAACACTGTTGTCGATGTTAGCGATAACGTCTTACCTGAATCTTTGCCACGATGTCCCATCACACTAGAAGTGTTTCAGCCGGGCGACGTCTTGTGCGAGATTCGCGGATGTCGACACGTATTTAAACGCCCCGGACTTATGAATTGGTTTAGACACAATTCGCATTGCCCCGTATGTCGATATAATCTATTTGATTATCCAGTGAACGAACGAAACAACATGTCACTATAAATGTGATGAATAATACTATCATCAGACTGGTTGTTTTGGAGCAAAGAATCCAGCGATGGACTGAAGCCCCGCCTGCTGATTGCGGATCTTCGTCAGGAACTTTTCAAACAACAAGAGTTTCACCTTGGCACTGCTCAATTTTTCCTTTTTCTTCATAAACGTCTCGATATCGGGAAATTCTCTTTGTAAATCGACCAATTCGCGACGATAGGTCTTGACCGCGCTCCCCTTTCCCTGATTTTCCCATATGAGTTCAACCGCTAGACCAAAGAGTTGTTGGAGCGGTTTCATCAGTTGGTTTGTAATATAATAACTATAATCCAACACGAGTCCTTGTTCTTGAATGAACTCCGGTGTCTCAATCTTTTCGCCCTGCAAGGCACGCTTGTTTGGATTTACGATAAACGCAAATTGCATACGATCACCCGGTTTCGGTTTGTTACCCGGATCGCGTTTTCCGATACGTTCTGCCAAGACACTATGCGCAATCTGTTGCGGATTCTTATAGTAACCACGCAACGCCTTGGTCAACATGAGTTTATGGATGGGTACGACACCATCGACCAATTGCTGAATCGAGACGTTTAAGAAATCGACTGCGCGCTGAATGATGCCACTGTTGCTATTTTCATGTCCAGGCACGGGTTTCATCAATATATTCAAAATTCCACCATAGACGTCTTTCAAATAATCGCACGAATCGCGTCGCTTGAGCGACAGGCCCATGTATTTCATTTTCCCCTTGTTTGGATCGTCCTCATAAAGAATACCTACGTAACGCTTTTTCGAGAGGAGAATAAACGGCATCAGGGTTTTTTCATAGGCCAAGTCCATGGGTGGTTTGAGAAACTGGCTGCATAATTTCGCCGCATCTTGGGCAATCTCAATGGTGATTTTGAGCGCGCGCTGGCCACGGATCTTCTCTTTGGTCACGGGGTCCTCCAAATTGAACGTGAAGAAGACCGAATCCGTATCGCCATAAATGTACTCGGCTCGGCAACGGACATGACCTTCGTCCTCGGTATCATAGACCAAATCGCCATAGACCTCTTCAATCATACGGCGGGCATAGGTGATCATTTGTCTACCCGTCGCCGTAGTGCACGCGGCCACATCTTTTTCATAAAAGGTCGAGGTTCGCGCACCGCATTGTCCATAAAGCGAATTGGCCGTTACCTTGTAACCGAGCTGGCGTTTGTCCAAGATATTTTGCATAAAGGGATCGCTCTCCGATTTGATCATTTTTCGTGTCGATTTACGCGCTTCCAATAGTTCGACCAAGATGGACGGCATGATGGATTTTTCGTCCTTGGGCAATTGGGCCCATCGACATACCATTTTGCCCACCTTGGTTTTGGTCGCTTTCGCAGCTGGCCTCGCCTGATTGCGCAGATATTTATAGGTATCGAATTCGATATCGATATATTTGTATCCGGGCAAATTGTCATAGATAAACAGGCCAGTTTTGACATCTTTTTCACCGGTTTCTTTGATGAGTCGACCTGACAAGTCGAATTCTTGGGTCCACACCTTGCTATCGTGCGAATAATTTTGACTAATCATGGAAGACGGATAAAGGGACGAATAATCGACACATGCAATGGGATTGTCCATATACATCGAACATTTGGGCGGCAAGACGAGCGCGCCCTCGTACCCTTCGCCTTCGGCCGTTTTTTCCAGGTCGGGCATGAGTGTATTTTTCTCGCGACACTTTTTCGCAACATAACTGGTGAGTTTGATGCCCTGGCCGCGAAAGACCAAGAAACTGATGGGGACACTGCAAATCCTCGACATTTCGATATATCCTGTCAGCACGTCGATCTTGTTCATGAGGTGGTGGACAAGGTTGCAATCCTGAATACAGTATTTTGCAACGACCGCGCGATCGGTGGCGGACCCCTTGGCCAAACGGAAAATGTCTTGGGGTGTCACATCATCCTTGGCCATGCCCCATTTGGTGTTTTTATGCTGGCCAATGGGCTCGTGGCCTTCAATCACTATAATGGTGGGTTTTGCAGCGTCGGGCGTCTTTTTCTTGAGGTCGAGAATACGGAATTTTTTCCCGTGCTCGTAATAGTCCGACGTGAATCCGCCGATTTCAATATGGATATAGTCGCCAATGTGGAGGCCGGTGAGATTGCCACTGTGCAACTCTGTCACTAAACCTGCACTGCTTGCACTGCTTGCACTGACTGAATGAACCACCTGTTTGATGTCGTCGCTGATATACTGACCAGCCACGTCGTCCAGTTTGTACGAGGATAAATTGAAATCGCGGCGCAAATAGGTGTACATGTCGATTTGGAGCCGACCGCGCATATTGTAGTATTTCAAGTCATACTCGCCCGATGCCAGGACAATTTTTGTACTGGCAATCGAGAGTTCACCGTCATCCTCATCCGGATCGGGTCCCCCGCCTTTGCCATAGCTCATTGGCTTTTTTGCACATAATTCATCCGTTTTTCTAGACAATTTCAAAAACTCGTTTTCGCAATGGTTTTCTTGGGCACGGCGAAACATAAACTCATAATCAAACCCAAAGATGTTATATCCGATGATAATGTCGGGATCCTCCTTTTGAATCAATTCGGCCCATTTAAGCAAGAGGTTGCATTCTGTATCAACCGATTCAATCGTGGCGCCTTCGACCGGGTCACATGAACCGTGGACGAGACAGTGGTTTAAATAGGGTTCGGCGTCGCCATATCGCATAAAGGTGGATCCGATAAATGTCACTGTATCACCCTCCAACCTGGGAAAGAGTATGGTGAGGGTTTCATTCAAGAGCTGGACTTTTTCATCGCGTTGATATTTATCGTTGAGCAAGATATCCATGATGGTAGCCTTTTTTTCGACCTTGATGATCGTTTTGTTGCCACGCCTCGGTCCACCTCCTTCTACCATATCAGCGACGGGTCGCGCATCATCATCGTCATCATCATCATCATCGTCTTGTCCTTGCGCATCATCTCCATTTTGCGCAGCACCACTTTTTCCGGCTCTCGTAGCGCCCTCGTTATAATCCTTGATCCGGTCAAAGATGATATCAATGGCCAAAATGTGCGAATTGTCTTCTTCCGTATTCATTGCTTTGGCATTTTTCACCGGCGTTTTTTTCAATAGCTCGATCAGATGCAGCAACAAATTTTTCGAAGACGGTTGTTTTGGATAAACTGTATCGATATCGTCAAAGGTATCGTAACCAAACGCAGTCAGAATGCTTCGTTTTAAAAGAAGTGCAAGGCGCGCAGCATCGTCGACCCCCTGTCGGATACAGGCATCGACCGTATTGGCAGCCAAACGCTTATAAGTCTTGATGGGAATGGGAAAATCGCCGTGACTACTGCTGGCCTCTATATCAAAACTGCAGATTTTATAGGGGACACGCGTCTCCTTTTGGGGCATGGGCTTGACATATTTTTGAGAACAGCAATATTCGTAGGTACACGTCGTCGAACGTGTCGCGGGTTCGGAAACGCGTCCCGTGGGAACAAACACCCATCCCGATGGACTCACGCTTTGTATATGGAAATATCGGAGTAGGGGTGGGATATTGCTCTCATAAAGTTCGAGTGATACGCCGCAAAATTCCCATGGACGGAATGTTTTGTAATCGCCAGTGGCCATGCGTTCACCCTGTTTGGCGAATTCATACCACAGATTTTTTGTCTTTGCAAACGCGGCCGTGTTTTTAAACGTCACCTTGACAAACTGGTGCGTCTTGCCACCACTGAATCCGTACAGTTTATGATGGTTGACTAGCTCGGCAGAGACAATGGCGGTTTTGTGGAAATTGCCCACGCGCTTGCGCAATTCTTGTAACAAAAGCGCGACCTCTTGTTGTTTCCACGAGTCGCCAACGCGGATATAGAAGAAGGGTTGGTAATCGTTGATGAAAATGGAACAGGTTTCACCGCGCTCATTGAGGCCAAACATTTGGATCGCAAACCGGGCGTCTTCACGCACTACGAATTTCTTTTTATAATCGGTGGATCCGTCACTCGATCCATCGTCATCGGAGGACGGCGTTTGTTCAACGGTTTCATCATAGACATGGAAATCAAAGAGGCGGAAACATTTTCCCACAGTGGGCTTTTTTTCGCCTACCTTTTTTTGTACTTGGCTCATGTCTTGTATAGTATATTATTATCGTTTTAGATTGTTTCTTTGCCATCGAACAAAGGAACAATGTTTGTATCAATTTTTTGCGAAAATAGATGTTTTGTTTTCATCATTAGAATAATGACAGGGACCACGGTCTTTGTTTTCTAGTATGACGGCCTGATTGCACACGTCGCCCCCGTTTGCCTGTTTTATTCGCGGCACCACCTCTCCATGGTAACCAATGCATTTTATTTTTCTTGTTTTGCTTGTTCAGTGGCGCAGCCACTCCCTTGCCGCTTTCCCCACACCCTTGCATATACCATTTGTACATGGCCTCGGCTACGCGTGGTCCATTATAATATTCAATCATACCATCGCACACTTTAAACAAGGTCGGGTATCCACCCTGTACGCCAATCTTTTTCCCCATTTTTTGCAACTCTTCGCGACCATTCAATTGGTTCAATTTGGCCTCTTCCTGTTGTTGTTCTATTTCAATAAACTCGATGCGAACATTCTTTAGCATACGTCCCATGTTCAATTTCACGAAACGTTTCATTTTTGCCCACTCGGGTTTCAAAGATTGACAATGTCCGCACCAATCCGCATAGATTTTTCCGACTAAAACTTGTTTGGTTGGTCGGCGATTCATGGATGACTCAATGAGAAACAACTATAGAGTATCGAGATATATTTTTGTATCCATATACTATAAATATCATTCATTTCCAAGATTTATTTTTAATTCAAGAGTATGATGAAAAAAATGCAAACCTTCTTCCTTTTTCTCCTCCTCATTATTTTCCTGTCGGGCATGTATGTCTATATGACAAAGGGTCTTTCCTATGAAGCCTTTGAGTCAGCGGACAATGTAGATAATCTATTAAAAACCGGTCTTGGAACATCGGCTGCGAGCTCGTGTCCGGATCTCTTGATTCGCCGAGGAAACATTTTGCTGCTTTATAATTCGGGTGCACCGGAAAAGGAGGGCGTCAATCCACTACCTTTTTATAGTATGGATGAATATATCAATTATGTCAGGATTAAACGTGAACAAGGCACTCAGTGCCCCGTACTCTATATGCAAGAGGAAAATGATACACAGGGCCGTGATGTGTATAGATTGCGTCCCGGTCCTTTTGAACAGGGTGCCGGTTTGCCTATCGTGATGCCTTATTTGGATGCCTCGCGCGAAAATGGCCGATATAATCAGGGTAATTATCCAGGGTTTGACCCCTATGGACAGTTTGTCGGAAAATATACCACAGTAGACCGTGTCCACGATAAAACCAAGACGGCCGATGGACACCGCAGCGACAATCCTATGGATCACAACTGGGGCGGCGTCTTATATACACAATATAAAGTGGATTCAGGCAAATATGACGAAAATGCGATTGTGAAACCTATTTATGCAAACGCGCCGAATGTGACTGCTGTTTTCAACAATACATTGCCCTTTACACAAGTGTCAGAGAAGGAGACGGCGATGCCTGGTCAGGCGCGACGCTAACTGCAATATCTATTACCGTATTATCCAATAAAAAAGCGCGAATATTGTCACAGAGTGATTTGGCCAATTTCCGTTTCTTGGCAGAACCGTCGGATTTAGTCGTACTACAAGAAATAGTGTCGATGCATGTGGGATCTTGTTTCAAGTTTTCCAAGAATCTTGGAAAAGAGTTGTCAAACTCTTTCATAATCGCAATCGCACTCACTGAACTAATCCCGGGGATTTGACATAGCAATATTTCGCCAATATTTTGGGGCGTAATATTTTCCTTTTTCGATTTTTTAACGACGGAACAGTAATTAGCTGGCTCTTTTTCCAAGATTGTGTTTGTAACTTCGTGATCCGCCTCTATTTCCGGATCTTTTTCTTCTTGATTTCCAAGATTGGGGGAATTAGTAAAACGCAATGTCTTATTCTTGGAAAAATCGCGCGATAATTTGTCTGCCGCTGCACAAATCCATTCCGCCGTTTCTTGGAGACTATTGGTTCGGATCACGCTAAATCCTTTGATAAGAGACAATGAAATCATGGCGGATAGCGCAATCTTCTTTTCGATGGCGGGATTACGCAGTGTGGAGAATTGTCCTTCAATGATATAAACAATATTATGCGTATGGTACCCACTCGAATGATGCAGTCGGTAGGATTGTTCATCGTAACGTCCGTCTTTGATACTGGCCAATAAATCTTGGAGGGATTTGCGCTCGATTAAGACGACATCTTGGGAATCATCCGTCTGAATCGCGATATCTCCTAGAAGAAGGACGCGTTTTTCCAAGAAAGTGGTACATGTTTTTGAAGTTAGTATAGTTGTGCACTTGTCATATAGAGCAGTTTCGCGTTCATCTAACACGAGTTTGAGTTTCATCATGCGGATCTTTTATCCATATCTTGGAAAAACATTATATCCTTGTTGATATAATATTTATTGTTGAACCAATACTTTATCGGCCAACGCCGGGAATGTGCCAGTACGTGTTGTTTACAGCCGTCGAGCCAATGGGGCGCGACTGACTAGTATTCTTCTGCGTGAATGTCATTTGCTGTGTCTTCTTCAACGAGCAGCACTTGCCTGTGACGATGGCAGCAGAATCAAAGGCAATGGACGACCACGAACTGCGTCCAACCTGGTAGGGGAAACCGGCCTTTTTGTTTCCTCCACCCTGGTTTTGGTTTGTGATACTAGAAGCATAGCGAGCTCTTTTCGATGCGTTACTCAATACCATGATTGTTGAATATACATTACCGAAATATATTTTTTCAAATCGACTTAAATGGATCGGTCTATAATATAGTACCACTGCGTTCATTTTATTTGACGAATAAAATGAAATCAAGCAACCGATCCTTTGTGCGCGAAGAAGCCCCTGTTGTACAGAATCATCCCGTCATGGAAGACGATGTTCGCATAGAAAAGGGCTCCAACGGATCCGATGTCTATATTTTCGATCCATACAATCCGCTAAATAAACTCATTAGTCAATCGGAACTAGAAACGATCCTGAAAAATTACGGCATTCATGTACCGATTCACAACTTTGAACTGTATAAACGCGCGTTTATTCACCGATCGTATATGAAACGCCCGCTCTTGGAGAATCAGCATAACAATATTACGATTGCTGAAAAGCCGGACAACTGTCTGCCGCTTTTTTCTAAATCAAACGAACGCCTGGAATTTATCGGCGATGGTGCCCTCGAATGTATTACTAAATATTATCTATATCGCCGTTTTCCCAAAGAAAATGAAGGATTCATGACGGAAAAGAAAATCGCGCTTGTGAAAAACGAATCGATCGGGCGCATGGCGATGGAAATGGGACTGCATAAATGGCTCGTGTTGTCGAATCATGCGGAACAAAAACAGACGCGAAACAATTTGAAAAAGTTGGGTTGTCTCTTTGAGGCGCTACTAGGTGCCATCTTTTTGGATTTCAATCGCATGTCTATTCACGATGAAGGGGGCTGGTTCGACAATGTATTTTCGACGGGTCCGGGGTTCCAAATGGTCCAGGTATTTGTCGAGCAGGTCTTTGAAAAACACGTGGATTGGATCAACTTGATCCGGAATGATGATAACTATAAGAACATTTTGCAGGTGCGGATTCAGAAGGAGTTCAAGGTGACGCCGGACTATATGGAAATGGCGGAACACAATATGGATAGTGGCTATCACATGGGCGTCTATTTATGTTTAGGTCAACCCGTCTTTGGTATGCGGCATCGCGATGCTCTACCCTTGTCGAAATTCTCGTCGTTTGAAGAAATACATCAATACATGTCTGTGCATGGCAAGATTTTTCTGTTTTTAGCGGGAGGTGTACACAAAATCAAGAAAAAGGCGGAACAGATTGCATGTGACGATGCAATCCGTATTTTGCAGCATTTTTGATGCGTTTGTATAATATTTAGCCTTTTTGTAAATAATTATCATGTGATATACTATATTGTAAAATGTCCAAAAAACGAAAGACTTCTCCTACTATGGAAGAACAACATGTGCAACAATTGAGAGACGTAGATGATGACGTAGACCGTGAAAAACGAGAATATGCAGGACACAAATTTTTGGTCATCTTGGTGGGCCTAATGTAGGTGTTAGCAGAAAAATGCAATTGGTAGATTCTACCGTAGCAGAAATAGAAGATGCGTTAAACAATCCGCCTCCTCCTCTTCCTCTGCAAAATAAGAAAAGAAAATCGAGAAAATCAACAGGCGGAAAATCGAAAAAGAACAAATCCAAGAATACAAAAAGTAGGAAATACTGCAGAAACTAAGATTCTACGCTAAATGATCCAAAAAATTGATTAACTTATTCGTTGTCGATATCATGTAAAAAGCTCTCTACATTATATCAACAGAATGACCAAAACGTATACCTTTGCAGAATTGACGCAGTGCGACTGGTCGACGGTGTCAAAGAAACACTTTCGCCGTGTGGATACGGGCGAATTGGTAGGCGAGATTTTTGCGAAATATCCGGTGTATTGCGGCAAATTGTCCGCCGCGATGAACAATGGACGTCTCGAATTCATCCTTCGATCACTGTGCTCAGAAGGCCGCGATAAATATACGGTTTTGTTTGGTACGCAATTTGCAGAAGACGAGGCATGCTTTGTGGAGGTATCAAATCCATCTTTGGCCAAGGGCGGATGAACCGATGTGTATGATCTGTCTCTCATATATCCAAATGCAAATAGATCGGCTAAATTTAGTCTATAGATAGTATATTAGTACATACGGATTATTGTGTGTGTAAAATGAGTATCGAAAACCCCATGAATGTTCAATTACATTTAGATCAACTCTATCGTAAACCTATGCCAAATAAAAAACAAAAACTGGGGGTAGAAGTACATTTTTTTGGTCAACACGACCCTCTTACAAAAGCGAAAGAGGTTGAGGTCGCGGTCGAATTGGAAGAAGAACAATCCGCAAAAAAGAGGCCGTTACCTGCTGTATTGATTCGCGACAGTCGCGCCGTAAAAAAGATTGATCGAAAGGCCATCATGGCGAAATTGTCAGTCATGGATATAGTAAAACCCAAAGAAGTTCCTAAAAAAGTGGTAGATTTGAAAGAAACGTTTGCAGAAGAAGGGGAAGAAGAGATGGGCAAACCCGCCAAAAAATTACCGGGCGTCTTGGTGATTCAAGAAGAAGGCGAAGCCGATGTCTCTGAAAAAGAAGTTGTTGAAGCCAAAGTGGCGGAAGCTGCGGAGGCTGGGGAAGAGGAGGATTCACCTGTTTCACCAGTTGAGCAAGATGAACGAGAAGACTGGGAAATTGAATTGGAAAAAGAAAAAGAACGCGAATTGGCTGCCGCTGTCGCAGTAAAACCAGCTACAGGTGGTCCGACGAAGAAAAAACGAATCATCGTCAAAACTGGACAAGCTCCCATTATTATTGGCGGGCCTATTGATAATGCAGGTGAACTCCGATTAGCAGAGCGTCTTCCACCCCCGGAAAAACTCGTCGTCAAAACGTCGCCGTATTACATGAACAATCGCAAGTTGTTTATCCAAAAATTGGCCGACTTGTTTGCGCCATATAAACGCGAATTGGCCGACGAAGCATCTGCCGAAGTTTCGTGTGAAACACGTGATAGTGGTCCTGATTTTGAACTCTTGATGCATCAACGTGTGGTACGCGATTATTTGAATCTCTATTCGCCATATCGCGGCCTGTTATTATATCACGGCCTAGGCTCGGGAAAGACGTGTACATCGATTGCATTAGCCGAAGGTATGAAATCGCACAAACGCGTCTTTATCATGACACCGGCATCGCTGAAATCCAACTTTTTTGGCGAATTGAAAAAGTGCGGCGATCATCTCTATAAACGCAACCAGTTTTGGGAATTTGTTTCGACCGATGGCCGTCCCGATTTGGTACCCCTATTGTCTCGCGCACTTTCGATTCCGGTGGACTTTATCAAAGACAAAAAGGGCGCATGGCTCGTCGACGTGACAAAAGAGGCCAATTTTTCCGAATTGGAATCCGCCGAACAACGCGACGTGGACAACCAGTTGAATCAAATGATTCGCGCCAAATATACGGATATCAACTACAATGGTTTGAACAAACGAAAAATGGATTTATTGACAGGCGGGTTTACGCGAAACCCATTTGATAATGCCACTGTCATTATTGATGAGGCGCACAACTTTGTCAGTCGGATTGTCAACAAGATTAAAAAACCCGACACGATCTCGTATAAATTGTACGACTATTTGATGAGCGCGAGCAATGCACGAGTTGTCTTGTTAACAGGCACGCCTATTATCAATTACCCCAATGAAATCGGAATCTTGTTTAACATTTTGCGCGGATATATCCGTACATGGACGTTTCCTACGCGATTACAGGAGAAAGAGGGGGTCAAGTTGAATCGTGACTCTGTTTTGGAATGGTTTGATCAAGCCAAGTTTAAGACGTTTGATTATGTGGATTTTAGCGGAGATAAACTCATTATTACGCGCAATCCTTTTGGATTTATCAATATGAAAAAACCGGGTACAGCCAAAGGGCTGGCCAAAGGAACGGAACGTGAGAAAAAAGGCGGGGACGTGGAGGAGGAGGATAAGGATAAAATCCGAGATGAAATCGGTGTTACCGGCATGGTAGCCGCAATGTTTGATGGTGGTAAGGCGACAAAGAAACGTTCCATGAAAATCGATAAAAACAAGCAAAAGTTAAACCAAACAAAGAAGGTTCCACGAGGGTTGGTACGCATAGAACATGAAGTCGAAGAAAATTTGCCGGAAGACTCGGAATTGTCCGAGATACATCGTGATCATATAGGATTCAATGGCGAAAATTTCGGTACACACACCGGTGGTGCGGGCGAATTTGAAAAATACAATGGTGTCAAACTTGACAATACGGGAAATATGACGGACCAAGACTTTGTTGATACAGTGGTCCGGATTTTGGCGGACCACGGCGTAGATGTTCCTGTCCAGCGAATTACGGTGGAAAATAACAAATCGTTGCCTGATGATTCCAAGGTATTCTTGGAAATGTTTATGGATTCGGATAAGAACACGATTAAAAATGCAAACCTGTTTAAACGTCGCATTTTGGGTCTGACCTCTTATTTCCGTAGTGCCCAAGAACAATTGTTACCTCGATACATAAAAAATGCGGAAGACGGGGTGTTTCACATTGTTCCATGCGAAATGAGCGAATATCAGTTTGGCATGTACGAGAAAATTCGCAAGGAAGAAAATGATAAAGAAAAAACGGCCAAAAAGAATCAGCGCAAACAGGCGCAAAAGGCGGCGGCCAAGGGTCCTGGTGGCGGCGATGATCTCTTTACTATTTCGTCGACCTATCGCATTTTTTCGCGTGCTTGTTGCAATTTTGCATTTCCCACGCCACCTGGGCGACCCATGCCCGAAAAGGGCGAACGTACTAGCGATAGCGCAGGCGCTGATGCTTCAGATGACACTAGTGCCGATGCTAAAGCCCTTACTAGTTCCGAAGAACTCGATGAAACTGAATTCGATGCCGTCCCCATTGAACATCGCACACTCGTGAATGAATATTTATCAGAAGAAGACATCGAAGAAATGAAATCGTCCGAAAAAGGGCCCATCGATTACAATAAACGTATTTTCAAAGCCTTGCAATTATTGAAATTCAACCCTGCCAAACCAAGAGAAGAAGAATATTTGACAAAAGAAGCCCTCCGCACATATAGTCCTAAATTCTTGGAAATCTTGGAGCGAGTTTCGGACAAAGGCAATGTGGGACTTCATTTAATCTACAGTCAATTCCGTACCTTGGAAGGTGTCGGCATTATGAAATTGATCTTGGAAGCCAATGGATGGGCCGAGTTCAAACTGAGAAAATCGGGCGGCGGCGATGCGGCATCTTGGTCCGTCGAAAACAAAGAGGGCGATGAAGGTAAGCCGAGATTTGTCCTTTATACTGGCACAGAGACCATCGAAGAAAAGGAGATTATCCTAAATATTTACAATGGCAAATGGTCGAGTGTTCCTACCACCATTACAGACCAATTGCGCGAACGGGGCATGGAAACCAATTTGCATGGCGAAACCATCAAGGCTCTTATGATTACGGCATCGGGAGCCGAAGGTATCAACTTGAAAAACACACGATTTGTCCATATAGTCGAACCCTATTGGCACATGGTCCGTTTGGAACAAGTCATTGGTCGCGCGCGCCGTATTTGCAGTCACGAAGATTTGCCCGAGGACGAGCGAACGATTCAAGTGTTTTTATATTTGTCCGTCCTAACCGAAGGTCAGAAGACGGATGAAAAACACAAGGAACTGCGATTGCGCGATGTGAGCAAATTGGACGGCAAAACGCCTGTGACGACGGACGAATCCTTGTACGAGACCTCGACTATCAAGGACGGGATCAATCAACAATTGCTAAAGGCTGTCAAAGAAACATCGATTGATTGTTCTCTCTATGCCAAGGGGAACAAGGATGAAACGTTGGTCTGTTATGGCTTTGGAAAAGTAGAGTCGAATCGGTTTTCGTCCTATCCAACACTAGAGGTCGATGCAGCTGAAAAAGATGAGATCAATGAGCGCAAAGTGGTGGTGAAAATGGCCAAGATGGATATCAAGGGGCAGGCCTATGCTCGTGATAAAGCAACGGATTATATTTATGATTATGCTGATTATGAACGGGCGAAGAAAACGGGCGAGGATTTGGTTCCTGTGGGAAAATTGGTAAAAGAAGGTCGGGCTTTGAAAGTGGTGGCGGTTTAATAGACCGTTGTGTATGTAGAAATAGACAATGATTTATTTCTACATAATAATTAGTGTGACTGGTTATAGAGAATTTTATTTGTTTGACGCCGCAATCGACTTCTTCTATACTTTCCTGGTATGCTATTTTTACGACTGTCTTTACTTTTGAAATTACCTTTTTTATAACTACGAATATATTTCGATCCCATTTTACGAAAATGTTTTTCAGGGTTTGTTGCTAGAAAAAAAGAAGTATATTGTGTTATATCCGCAGGTAATTGTATATTTTTAGCATCTGCAAACGTTTTTAAACTTTTTATATCGTTATCTTCTTGGAATTTTAGAATCTTATTTGGCGAAATCATTGTGGTAAGTGCTTTATCTATCTGTTTCTGATATTTATGATTTTTACCAAGAGTATAAATATTCATTTTGTAACTATTTGATGGTTGACTATTCGTAAAAAATAAAATATCACGATAACACGCTTTACCTTTAGTTTTTTCCCATATAAGTGGTTCTTTTAGACATTTCCATAATTTTACGAAATAAAATACATTTTCTTTCACGCGAGATGTACTTCTATCGTATTCTCCATCATATTTGCATACATAAAAATCAGCAGTATTGTTTCCACCCATCATTGAACAACCCGGAATACATTTACCATTTGTGCAGCATTCATTGTGTACAGTTGGTACATGATGTGTTATATTTTCTATATGCATGGTTGGCGATCTATCTTTGCAAATCATATAAAATTGGTCTTTCACTAATTCATCTTTGCTAGTAACTAGAGAAAAATCTTCTACATATTGAAACAATGGAATTTGATTGTTTGTTGTCATAATGATTCCTTACACTATACTATCTATGGAATAAAATCAGCGATATATATATTTTTTATGAAACACGATATAGAAACAATGGCCTACATACAAAATACAAACGCACGCATCGTGATTTTTGATTAGATATGGACGAATCACAAAATGTCATGACCATTCGAACTGTGCAGATTCAGCCGATTCGAAACATGATTACGGCCATCAAAGATATTCTGACGGATGCGACGATTACCTATACAAAAGAGGGCCTAAAGATCATCAATTTCGACAAGACGCATACCATTTTGGTGAATGTCGTTCTCTATGCACACAAATTCGAACAATATACGTGTATTCCTGACAAAATCATTGTTTGTGCCAATACACTACATTTGTTCAAGGTGATTTCGACGATGTCGAATGATGATACCTTGTCCATGTATATAGAAAATGCGGATTATCACGAGGGAATTGTTTCGCATCTTGGCTTGCAATACGATAATGGCGATATCAAACAGTGCTATAGCCAAAAGTTGCGGTTGATTGAACCCGACGCGGAAGAGTTGGTGGTGCCCGATGTGGAATATTCGACGGTGATTCATTTGCCTACGGCGGATTTTCAGAAAATCATTCGCGATTTGAATGGTATTTCGGACAGAATTGAGATCAAGTCGGTCGGGAATGATTTGATTTTTTCGTGCGAGGGCAATTTCGCGACGTCGCGCATTTATCGTTCCGAGTCGGATGGATATATGGAGTTTATTCAAAAACCCAATGCGTCGGTCATTATTCAGGGTGAATTTTCGCTAAAGAGTTTGAGCCATTTCATTAAATGCACCCCCTTGTGTAGTCATTTGGAGATGTATTTGGGGAACGATTTGCCGCTCATTGTCAAGTATGATGTGGCGTCTTTAGGGGAGATTAAATTGTGCTTGGCGCCTTTGCCGCCGTCTTAAAACACTGGCAATCAAAACAATAACAATATGTTTGTGAAAGATATTGTTATTATAGTTGGTTCTATCATTTCCCGAAACCGAATAATAAACATTGTGTTATTATATAATGTTTATTATTTCAGGCGCGAGCTGCTATCTTATTGCCATCTCGTTTTTTGTCTATTTATTCGTCAACCTGTTTGAGAATCTGATTCACTATAACATTGGTAAATTTAGTAATAAAGAAACAAAACTCGATCTGCCCAGTCAAAAAGATTGGATAAAAATAGTGGTAGTGATGTGCGTATTCGCCTTGCTACAAGGATTGTTGACATATTATTTTACATCTTTGCATCGAAAACACCTCATCTAAGGTAGAGAGGTCTTTAGATTAGGGAAGCATCGTTCCTAAAAGTCACGATTTGCGTGGTCCATCAGCACACACACATTGTGCCAAAGAACCTTCAAATCGTCCTTTCTATCCTTGTCGCGCGTATCGGCCAACTTTTGCTCAATCGCCTGTTTCAAACGCGCGATGCTATTCTTATACACCATGACTTTGTCTGACATACCGCGCTCTTTCGCCAATACCATCCAGCCCAACTCCTCAAACATGCGCTTATGCCAACAGATGATGCCATCAAATGTGGAATCGCAACATGTTCCTGGGCCGTGGTACATTTTCATGGTTTTTCCCTTGTTCATCTTGTTCATTCGTTTTCTTTGCATTCGTGTTTTTCCACCCATAGATTGCATAGTTGTAGGCATAGGCTCATTGCGCTCATCCTTATCTTGTTGTTGTTGATAGTCCATCGTATTCATCGTTTATATAATAAACGCAGATTTTGCTAAAACCTATTCAACCACGATCCATTGTACATTATTGTAATTAAAATTCGGGCTCGTGTTTCTTGAACAAACACCCCTGTTTCGACAAATTCAATATAGGAATAATCATATTGGGATCTTGCATCGTACAATTATCGAGCCAAATTTTGATGATACAAAAGTTTTTTTTCGGCGAAATCGTAATCCCATTGAGCGACGAACTTTTGCTCTTGTCCACACACAACGTCTCTCCACAGAGAGCATAAAACAAGCATTTCCATACGGCGGGCACTTGTTTATTGATGACCTTGAACGAAAAACACCCCCCATTGCGGTTTTTCGGGTCTTCCCACATGGGAGTAATACCATCGCGCATGACAAATAACATGCAGAATTTGACAATGTTTTCCGACATGTGTTCATTGATAGCGACTAATGATTCCACCGTATCAATATTTGATAGGATGGATTTGTAACTCTTCAAATCCCACTGCTTGTCGTGTGGTAAATGGTAATATAGATTCCATTTACCAATCAAATTGCGTGGGGGGGATGGGATGGATGGGCTATCCATGGTTGTGTTTCTTTGATTATATATTTCAAATACCCTTGCAATAGTAAATGGCGCAATCTTTAAATCATTTTTTCAACATCATAAACCACTCTTTGATGGGGTAACATGGGTATTTTGCATTGATCAATGATTTGACAACACAGTTGTGTCAATTTTGGGATTGGCCGTCTCAACAAATAGAGTTTCATGGAGCGATGGCTCGTATCGATATAGTGTTGCGAATATAGTTCACCAGGTCTTCTTGGATTTGGGATAACATTGTATTGCATGATACGAACAACTCGATCTTTGATGTCTATGATGGAAAAATGCGGTATGGTAATTTCGCCAACTTTTGCAATACAAATATCTCCCGGTCTGAAATCTTGGATCTGCATCGGAATTGTATTGTAATTTGTTTCAGTTTTCCGATAAACCAAATCGGTTTCCATTTTACTATAGATATAGGTACATTGTTTATTTTTACCGTCATGGAAGACCTAGACATTTGCACATTTACAATGCGCGAAGACCTAAAAGCTGTTCAGCAATTTCTCTATCATTCATGGGCGGAAGATTTCGGTTCAGTGGCTCGTTTGGTCTCAGGTAAGGTGGGGGTGGTGGTAATAATAACGGTTGTTCTTCTTCTCTCATATACTCTAGTTCTCTCATGGGGGACGATCCATCGTCGCGAATTGCACGTCTCGTTCGGCCGTTTGCATTTTCAATCGCTAATGGAGGGGTTCCGCGTTGAACACGGCGCGTGGTACTGCCGCGCATGAGATTAAATACATATATAAAATATACAATGCTATGAATCAAAAATTCCCATTCCATAGCTCGCAACCATGCATTCCATCGATAAGCGGCAATCGATTGCGCAATCAAGTTACTCACTTCAACGCTAAACGTTTGAAATAAGACTTTTACGTCAATGGTTGATTTTTCCATTTCGCCCATTTGCTTGGTAATCCAATTCTGCAACAATGTATTGATCGATTTTGCCATATCATAACTGAAAAATACGCGCTTGATTGCGGGGGTGGGTGCATTATACATATTAGTAGCAACTGCACCGGCGAGCTCCAAGATTCTCCACATACTACTCGATTCTTGTTTTACTTCCACCTTTACTTCTGCAGGTTTGGTTGTTTTTGGCAAGAGTGTATTCAAGTCAACTTCCACTTCATCCATACCGGGTTGATTGGTGGCTGGCTCTTCGCCATTGTAGCGTTTCTCCAACTCCATTAGAGCATCGCGGATTTTTTTTTCAATCTCTGCTGGACTGGTTCTATGCAATTGCTCGAGTGTTTCGCGTTGTTTGATGACATCGGCTGCATCTAAAAAGGGTCCCAGTAATCCTTTCAATGTTTCTTGGACAGCTGCATCGATTTCTTCCAATTGTTGCGGAACCAATTGGTTTTGGACTTCCTGTGGGATCATGCCTGGAGGTAATCTTATCATGGAAACTTCGCCACTATTTGCAACGACTAAAGCATTGGATGGTTCAGCTGTTCCTTCCTCCGTTCCTTCCGTCGTACCCTTTTCCGTTCCTTCTGCAGTCGTTTCTTCTTCTGTACCCTTTTCCGTTTCTTCCGTCGTACCTTGTTCCGTTCCTTTCACTTTGGACCCCATTTTAATAAATTCATTCATCATTTGGTCGACGCTTTCGGGATTACTTAAACAAGAATGCAAAGAGGCAATCTCTTTATAGGTTTCAATATTGCTACCACCCATCAATTTATTGAGTTCGTCCAACAATTGGACTTCCGGTTCATATTGCAAGCCGCCGCGGCACATTTGTAATCGTTCATACGCCGTAGTGCCAGCACTGAATGCTCTTCCTACAACGGATTCTTCCAAGGTTTCCTTCATAGTTTGAGACGCTTGTGTATCCCATGAACGCAACATCTGCATAAATGCAAATGAAGCAAATAGAGCAAACGTTGCCTTTACAAATTTAAAGTCGATTTTCATGCCACCATGCATGGTTAATTTCAACGTGGCCGGTTTTTTATCACTCAATAAATGATGTATAACAGATTTTACGATTGCATCAACCGTGTCATGGATTCCCGTAAAAGTATATTTATTCATTCCGACAGTGTCTTCATCTTTGCGACCCTTTTTCTCTAGATATTTGGCAATGATAAAGGCGGTGGCTTCGTTCAATACACGCGTATTTTTATACGCCATTGCGCAAAATGCAGGAATTGTTAATAGATCCATTTGATTCAATCCCGGGAATTCTTTTTTGCAAAACTTTACTATTTTTACTAACGCGGAACGACCTTCTGTATGGCTTGACAGTTTTGCCATTTTTCGGATTAATTCCAAATTTTGTTTTTTCATTTCTCCAAAATAAATGTGTCGTTGATTTCCTCCGAATTTGTTCAACATGGGCATCTCCTCATTGCCGGATTGTATAGTTTTCATGATGAGTTCTACGACCTTATTTTTTCCCTTTTTTGATAATATAATTGGTTTTGAGACCATTTTGCTGCGTCTGCGATTTGTTTTTCCACGCATCGTTCGTCGTCCCTTACCATTCTTTTTTTGCGTTTTACCGCGATTCGTTTTTGTTCGCCTGCGTTTCTTTGTGTCATTAACTGCCGGAATCATCTCTTTCGGCATTTCCTCAATTTGTGCTGGTACGGGTGCTGGTACGGGTGCTGGTACGGGTGCTGGTACAGCAGGTGCAGGTGGTGATCCTGGCACAATAGTTTCGACAGGTGCTTGTACAGGTGCTTGTGCCATGGGTTCATTCTCTTCTGACATTGTAATCGGTGATGTTACGGTTTCAGTTGGGGCAGCCGGTTGCCCGATGGGTCCATTTGCGTTAGTAGCCTGTGGTACTGGCATCATTTGATTAACAGCCTCCATTATATAGTATATTTACATATATTATACACCGATGAACATTTGAATTGGAACAAACCTCTACGAGGTTTGTTCTTTTCAATTGATTATCGGCAACGTTTCCCTTGAAACATCTAGTTGAACACCTTCAGGCGTTCCATTATAAATGTTCAAGGGTGTATATTATATTTCAACTACACATATTCTTATACTTGAACTGTGCAGACCGCGAATCGGTCTTTTTCGACACATATATACTGCTGCGATGTGAGTTGAGACTCGTTGACATCCTGATCCATGAGATGTAATGTATATTGAGTATCAAAGACATAATCCGCCGATTGGTATTGAAGAAGGCGGAATACGTGTGCTGCCGATAAAATATGATTCCCGCAATAGTACATGCCCCTAGGAATATTGAAAAAGAGCGGCTCTTTCATCGATGGATGACTATATTGAATACTCAAGAAACGTACATTTGCTAAACTTGGTTCGCTAGCTAAATCATTCTTTATGGATGCCTTATTACCCTTGATAAAGGTTCTCAACATATATCCATCTTCCGCAAATTTGTAGAGTATCAAATTTTCCATTACATTGTAATGCAAATATGAAAAATGGTCTACCACATCTTGCATTCCACTACACATGTTTTCAAATTTTTGAATGTATTTGTCTTTATAGTATTTTTCGATGAGTTCTAACCGAACTGTGCATTGATCAATGACTAAACTAGATTCGCAAATCCATTCAACACTAGTAGGTTCTGTTTTGCAGAATGTAAATAGATTGGCTGCAGAATCATATACATTTTTTGAAAACGTGTACAATGTGTTTGTCCACATCTTTATCCACGAGTTATTTTCATAAACTTGCATCCTCCATACTTGGAATTTTGATGTAATCCAATGGTAGTTTACCAATACATTGATGGCAGCTATTTGATAGATGGATGGGATATCTTTTTCCTTACTACTTTGCTCATCACCAGCTTGCTCATCCTCTTGCTCACTCGGCTCATAATCCTCATCATTTGGATCGTCACAATCATAGTCCTCATCCTGGTCCTCATCCTGGTCCTCATCCTGGTCCTCATCCTCGTCCTCGTCCTCATCCTGGTCCTCGTCCTCGTCCTCGTCCTCATCCTGGTCCTCGTCCTCGTCCTCGTCCTCATCCTGGTCCTCGTCCTCGTCCTCATCCTGGTCATTGTCGCAAACTTCTTCTTCTTCCGAGTCATTGTTTACTTCTTCATCACCGTCGATAGTACTCCGATATAAAAATTGTTCTAAAACGGGTAACATCGTAAACATGATAAATCGTATAAACAGTATCCCCTAAAGTATTTATGTTCTTTTTCACATTTATTTTTTCGCTCATTAGTATAAACTAGTATCATGTCAGTCTCAGTTTCTCACACGAAAAACGCCCTTTTTTTATTTCATCGCGATTTGCGCATAGATGATAACGTCGGGTTGGTGCAAGCGTTACGACAATACGATGCCGTATATACTGCATTTATCTTTACACCCGAACAGGTGAGTCGCGCGAATCCATACAAGTCGACAAATTCCATTCAATTCATGATTGAATCTTTAGAGGAATTGGCCCAAGATATTTCCCATCGCGGTCACGGCCAACTCATATTTCTATATGGAAATACCTCGAAACTATTGGTTTCGCTCTTTCAAGAACTGAAAATCGATGCCCTCTTTTTTAATCGCGATTATACGCCTTATGCTCGGAAACGCGATGCCTCCATCATGGCACTTTGTCTGCGAGCCGGTATAAAATGTTTCACCTATGCGGATTATTATTTACAAGAACCCGGGACCGTACTCAACGGGTCGGGTGAAATGTACCACAAATTTACGTCTTTTTATACAGACATGTTGGCGAGACCAGTATTGAAACCAGCGGTCATCACGCCATCGATGCTGTCTCATTTCGCAAAACCGCGGACTAAAGTACCGGGTGCATTTGATCTCGATATGACCATGTTTGTCAAGAACCCCAATCCTGATCTCTTGGTACATGGGGGGCGCACATTGGCGAAAAAGCGCCTCCAATTGGCCGTTCGCACATTGGCCGCCCATTTCGACCAATCGCGAAATCATATGGAAAAAGACACGACGCTTTTATCGGCCTATCTCAAATATGGGTGTATTTCGATTCGCGAGGCCTTTTATGCATTTGCCAAAAATCATGGTTTGAAAAACAATGGGATCATTCGCGAGTTGATTTGGCGCGATTTTTTCGCACATTTGCTCTATATGTTTCCCGATACACTGCATCAATCCTATTATCGTCAATATGACCGGATCACGTGGTCAGCCAATCGCGGATTGCTAGAAGATTGGAAACGCGGTGCGACCGGATTTCCTTTAGTGGATGCCTCTATGCGCCAACTGAATACCACGGGATATATGCATAATCGGGGGCGTATGGTGGTTGCCAGTTTTCTCATGAAAACTCTGTTGATCGATTGGCGCGAAGGGGAACGCTATTTTGCGCAACAATTGGTGGATTATGATGTGGCGTCGAATCGCGGAAATTGGGCGTCTATTTTGGGCGGGGGCGCTTACTCGATGCCGTGGTTTCGCGTCATGAATCCGTGGATCCAATCTGCCAAATATGATAAAGAAGCTGTATATGTGAAACGGTGGGTACCGGAGCTGGCCGATGTGGATGCGCGCGATATACATCGATGGTCCAGTGCATGTCACTTGGACAAATACAAGGCCGTTCGCTATCCGGAACCGGTAGTTGATTATACGGAACAAAAGGCGAAATATATGAAAATGATGCATGCAGTCATGTAATGTAATGTTGTGTGCAACAAAATTGATTGAAATATGCGGGGATCAAGATATAGTATAGAGTACAACGAGCATGACAACCAGTCTTTCCGTCGCCATTATGAATGAGTTGCCTCACCGGCTTCCCATTGAAATGGTGAATCGCATCTTAGAATATACAGAGTGTAATGGAAAAATCTGTATATTGAATATAAATACTCCACAAGTAAAATATATTGGCCGTATTGCAGGTTGGGCACCGTATAGTGCAGTGTCGGCGCTGTATGGTGATGTGAAAGTCCGCGGGACTCGACCCAACAATCGCGAAACTGATGTTGAACACTGGTATGAAGTATCGGTTTTGGGGCGATGGTGCAATCGCGGTGTTTATTATAAAACTATGGGCAGAGATCCCTATCGATGTTTTGCTCGTATACGCCATTGATAATTTGGAAGTGGTTCTCGAATACTTACATATTAGATGTCCAATGAAATAGTGTTTCTCTCAGATTTGGGTTTGCGACGATTGGTGCGTTTGGGCATGGATCCGCTTTGCATATCTTTCAAAGAAGATACACTAATCATGGAATCGTTCTCATCCATGGTCAATTGAATAGGGTCCGCTTGTTGTTGTTGTTGAGAATACATTTGTGATGGTGGTTGAAATGTCGACGGTTGCATCATGGGTGGGGGGTTCTCGTGAATATTAATTTCTCTTGTTTTTAATCCGGATAAGATATTGTTAATGTCCAAATTTTGTGGTCCCTTCATCTCGGGTCTTTGCTGTGATTGCTGTGATTGCTGTTGCATCTGAGGCATCGGTGGAGCCAAAGGTCTTTGAGAACGCTCTTGTTGTTGCTGTTGCTGTTGCTGCAATTGAATTGGCGGAGCCCGCACACTCTCATATGGCGACGTTACATCAATACCACCCTCACGGAACATGGTTCCTCGGCCCATCGAAATATCCGGTCTACTGCCAGGTGCCTGGGTAAACTGCATTGATGGTCTCGAAGGCGGTGGCTGCATTTTTGTCTCCATCGGTGCAGGTGGGGGACCAAACGACGTATTCACTTTCTCATCGGGGTTCAACATATTGCTCATAAAGGCCATACCAGGACTCTGTTGTCCCATGGACTGTACCGTTGCATTTGTAAACATCTTCATCAGCTCGGGACTTTGTTTAATGACATCGTTAAATCCAGGTGTCGCCGTCGAAAGTGCCTTGTTGGTAATATTCACAACGGCGGCACTGAACCCGAGACGTAGAAGGAGCGAGATCTCGGGCGACAATTTTCCACCCTTGTATTTTTCGTGGAGTTCCGAAAAAATCTCTTCATAACTATCAATATCCTCGCTGATTTGCTCACCCCATCCATCCAAATTCAAGTCAAATGGGTTAAACACTGTATTGGCATATTCAATGGAATTGATGGCAGTCATAAACCACCATCCTTGCAACTTGACACTGTCTTTCTTGCGCTTGTCTTCCAAACACGTCTCATATTCATCTTCCACCTCTTCATAGACCGATTCCATATTGAAATGTGTAATGTTCTTCACATGACCCTTTTCATACCATTCCTCCAATTTCTTAATCATGGCGCGCTTCTTCCTGCGTTTTTCGCGATCCGTCATTTTAGCACCCGATGACGCCGATGCTGGAATATCATTCATTTTACTGAATCCGTCCCATGTCTTGGTCGTACCCATACTATCAAACGTGGCCGAGCCCAATTTGGAGTCCGTTTCCATGATGGGATCGGTTGAGACATGCTCATTCTTTGGTGTTGCGCCGCCAAAATTGAACAAATTGCTCGCAAAATTGGTAAATGTTTTGGTAGTGGAATCTGTCGATTTATTGGCACTACTTTCGCCCGAAAGCTCGTTGAGCTCGTTTTCGAGTTTGTCCAATTCGCCTAAATCAAAGTTCATATTTCCACTACCACTATTACTACGTTTTCGATCATTCATCAACAATTCAATACCAGGACCAAAGTTAACTGTGGGTTTGGGTCCTTCAGAAAAACTCATAGAGACGGGTTCCAAATCGCTTAAACCAATATCAATGACTTCCATAATGTCGACCTTTGTTCAACAATCGTGTTATGTTATTTATACAATTTTTATCTCTAAATCATCCGCATAAGTAATTTTTCTTTCGCGTTTCAAAAACCAAAGACCCTGCAAAAAACAATCGGCTAAATCGTCCTTTTTCTTACTTTCTTCCACCACCGTTTTCCAAGAATGGAGACTCGGCGTTTTTTCAATGAGACGGTGGGTGATAGCAACGGCATCTGTTTTGTGCTGTCTATATACATTTTCCAAGACGGCGCCATCATTTCTTGGAAAAGCATCGTTTGTCTTCTCAAAATCTTTGAGTTTGTTGGCTGATGAGATACATTCAATCTCAATCTCTGATCCAGGATCTATCATAATAAAATATTGGGCCAACATTCCCTGAATGGTCTTCATTCGCGTCGCCAAGGTTGAAATTTGATTCTCCATGATGACATGCGTAATCGGTCCGGGTCGGTTTTGAAGAAAAAGGTCCAGGTGGGATTTCATATTTCTTCCGATGGTAATTAAATCTATCTCTCCTGCATTCTTTTTCGCGTCTTTTCCAAGAATATTGAAAAATCGGTTTTCATAATACGCCATAATCTCGTCAAATAGCATCTTCTTGGTAACTAGGCCAAGATGTTCGGTTGTTACTATATCCAATGTCTCGGCCACCGCTTTGAGTTCAGCCAATTTCTTCTTTTTCAAAGAAGATTCGGAATTGGTTTTGGTAGGGATGATCCATTCATCGCTCGCTTTGGCATGGGCTTCGCAAAAATACGTTCCATCTCTTTCATACTTTGCTGAACGGTTACAAAGAGTGACGTTTTCCAAGATTTCGGTAATTGTATTGTCCCTTTTCTTTTTTGATTCCTTCTTCTTCGGCTTGGTTTTTGGACATGTACACGGTCTTGTTGGGAGCGGTGTAAACTCGGCGGATTCCGATATATTCAACACTTGCCAGTCTTCCACGGCAAATGTATTGGTGGTTTCGTCAATGTGCAACATACAAACGGCCATATTTTTAATACCAATATCGAAACTGACAAGGCGCATAGTTGATTTTAATTTTACGATTTACTATAAATATACTAGATGATAGACGAGTATATTTATTAGGTTTTCTTGGAAAAAGATGTTATTGATTGTTCAATGAGTTAATTGTTTCTTGGAATGGTGGCAACAAACTTGCGCGAGTTTAATTCTTCGCGCGATAAATAGAGTTGTTTTAGATCGCTCGTCTGATATCCAATCGGCTTGGAAGTATCGCTAAATGAAGTGTAGATGTAGGGTTTGCTGGTTGATTTTGGTGCGGCTTGGCCATTGTTATCTTGGTAGGGCTCGTAATATCCAACGTCCGTATAGGCTTCGCGAGCATTGTACTCGCGAATGGCGTCGGCATTGTCCATCATATACTTGCGATATTGCCAATTGGATTTCAAGTTGTTTTCTTGGATAATACGTCCATTGATTTCGGATTGGGGTTGCCAAGAAGCAATGAGAGCGCGGCTATCGCTCATCATGGGCGGGACGCCCTGATATTGATTGTTGGTCGTATATCCTTTGGAAGATGTGTATCTCGACACGTCGGGGAGGGGATACACATTCGTAATACTCATTCTATGTATTTATCTATTACCGTATATAGTTAGGTTATACTATTCCGGTATTTTATTATATGCTTTCATTACATTCCCAATAATTGCAATAGCTGATTCTTTTTCATTTTGCTTACATCTTGAGCCAATGATTTTGACAAGACGGCGGTTTTTAATTCGGAGAGCGACATCTTGCGATAGTCAGGTACTATTCCTAAATCCACCGTTTTCTTGGATGCATCCTCATGGTCCACGGATGGCATATTTTGTTCTTCCATTTTGATCTCATGCTCGGGTTCTTGTGGTACTTCAGCCTCTTCTTCTAGTGCTACTTCAGCATCAAGTTCGAGTTCTTGTGCGTCATTGTCTTCGTCGATCATATCCTCTTGCAATTCGAGTTCTTCGAGGTTTAATTCACCAACTTCTTCTTCTTGTTCTTCATTGTTTTTCATGTCAGATAAAAACTCGGTCATTTCTTTAATGTTCATCTCAATATTGGATCCATACTCGTCGTCAGAAACAACAATTTTTGGATTAGGCTCCTCGTCGTCTTCTTCGTCTTCCTCTTCCTCTTCGTATTCCTCTTCCTCTTCGTATTCCTCTTCCTCTTCGTCGTCGTCGATTATTGGATCATGCTGATGCATGATCATTGTATTTTGCGGTTCCACGGATCCTCTATTGAAAAACATGGGCAATGATCGAACATATTGTTTGAGTGAACTCGTTTCCATGATCAAATTATTGATAATCTCAAATAATGTATCTCCCTTTTGTTCAACGGTCAAAATACGCTGTTTAAAGTGATATACCAACAATAAAATCAAAATAAAAGTGATGCCTAAACTAATAAAGAAAAACGTTTCCATAAAGTTAAACATGTTCATTGCAACAAAGTATGTTGGTATTGTTATACTTTTATACATTTTTATTCATTCTTGAACGAAATACGCAAACATTTTCAAACCGACTAGATAAATTTCTGAGGATATCGTATTACAGAAGAGGACGTAATTCAAATATGAATGCATACCAAGAAAATACAAATACCGGCGGTCCAACTATCCCTAAACTTCCGCAAATGAACATGGGCTTTGGTAACAGTGCCGAATCGGGTCCTTCTATGTTTACCAATCAAAATGCTATTATTGTTGTGTTGGTCGTATTACTCGTTTTATCGTTTTTAGGAATAAATCTTATCTTGATTGCCGGAAATACTGTACAAGGGATTACTTCTATCTTCGGTCCTATTGTTGGACAAATCTTGGGTTTGTTTGGATACACTTTTGGAGGTCTCTTGAACCGTTCTGCAGATGTCGTAACAAACACCGCAAAGGTTGGTTTAGATATTGCCAATGGAACCGTCCATGATGTTGGAAATCTGATTGGCGGAGCCGGAGCTGGAGCGATCGGTGGTCCAATCAAACAAAATTTAGACGCTGCTCTAAATCGT